TGGTTTCGTTTTCGTATTTCCTTATAGCTACCGAGATTTGAAAACAAAAAACGAAAAGTGGCAAAGTGTGTGTGCAGAGCACGCGGCGAGTGGCTTCAGAGCTTTTCGTTTTTTATTTACGTTTGCATTTTTCGAAAAGTGCCAGCGGCCAATAGCACGAAAAACGACCGATTTCACACAGCGGCCAACCACAATGGCCAACGCACCACCAACAACCGACAAAGATTTCTGATTCTCCCACCATCGTCAACCAACAAAGCCAATCCATAAATCCACAATCGACCACAAACAACCCACCACTCCACCAAAATAAAAAGGGCCAGCGCAGTGGCCAGCCCAAAAAATAATTACAAATTATCAACTCACAATTAGAATGCGCCCTCTCCCGGAGCCAGTAATTTGTTTATTTGTGTACTGTACGCCGTAGTTATGAACTGAATGTCCGCAGCGGTTTGCTCTCTATCGTACTGACCGCTTGTGTACGTTCTATAACCAACCATGGCGATGAATCTGAGTTCATTCTCAATCTCTGGCATTTTGAGGGTCTTAAACTCGTCAGGATAAGGCATAATAAAGCCGCGCGTGCCTAATGAGACGAAGCCAATTGCCTTCATATAGTTCCCCATCGTCTTACCCCAAGTGTCATGATTGAACAATTTCTTCATGACGTGCTTGATAAGCGAGTGGTGATATATAGCACCTTTAATCTTCGCATTGTAAGCCGTCTGATGCTGAACAGGCATACATACCAAAATGGCCTTCAGATAATCCTCAAGCCCTTCATCCTTAATAACGCCACGCGCCCTTTCCATTTCGTCAATTGAGAATTTAGACACAGCGTTAGACGTTTGTTTGAGCATAGTCGCGTAGCCATTTGCACCGTGCTCCTTCATCCACGCGCGGCATTCACCCATGATCAACCAAATCTTTTCTTCAAAGCCGGTATAGTCAACGCTGAATTGTTCGTGATGGACTGACGTCTCAGGCTTACCAAGCCAAGTTGGTTGCCCGTTCTCGTCAGGCACCTGACCGACAAACATGGGGTAGAATCGCCGGTTCCCGGTATCGTCACGCTGGAGGCCGTCGTATGAGTTACCATCCATAATGGTTATCCACTGGCGCGGCTTGGTTATGGAGTCCTCAAACTTGAAGTCGAATTCGTCTGTTGCTTGAGTAACGAAGTCTTTGATGCGGTTGATGTCGGCCTTTTTAAAGCCGACCATTTCACCAACGTTGGCAATGATAGACTTGCCCGTGATCTTACGCAGAAAGTTCCCGTAGTTCCTTTCAGCAAAGTCCAATGGTACTGGTGCAGCGTGACGGTTGCCCATCAAGTACCAGCAAAGCTGAATGGAGAAGAATGACTTACCTGCATCCTGGCCGCCGATGAGCGCAAGGCTGATTGGCACGTTAGCGCCAGGGTTGACGATTCGGTTGTAGAGCGACAGCCAGAAGTATTTGCTGACTTGACGGTTGAGCGGGTTATCTTCGCAGCCGAACAGCTCCACTAAACACTCAAGCCTTGATTCGCCGTCCCACTCCTTAATAGAGCGCTCGAAATAATCCAGCAGGCTGTTCCCTGAGTGTTCCCTGGCCCAATCCCGGTAAGAGTCGGTAACGGCCTTGGCGGTCGGGTTGGTAAGTCCTGCGGCATCCAGCGCTTCGATAATCTCACGCACGCGTAAATCGCTCTTACCGAACGGGCGACCGTGGTGATCGACCATGCGACCGCTGAATTCATCGATGTGAGGATAAGGAACGCGCCCGCTGCCTTGGGCGAACAGGATGTCAAAGGCGTGCAGCCGGTTAACGTCTGATGACGCAATGGCCTTACCGCCGATGTCGGTCGGGTCTTTCGGGTTGCCGGGCTTGATATGAGGAAAGTTGAAGCCTTCCAACAAGGCAATCTTCTTGGCGCGTTCAACCAAGTCTGATTCGTTGTAACATTCGTCGATCAGCTCATCTGACTTCTTGCGGCGATGGGCCACGTTGATGATGGCCTGTTCAACTTCTTGTTCTGCTTCAACAGATTCTTCTGCGTCTTGCACTTCAACGTTTTGCAGCTCGTCGAAGTTAAAAGGCATTTGATTCTCTGCGTCGCCGTCGATAGGCTCGGCGTTGTTTGATTGATCGTCAATAGACATTAATGCCCACTCCCACTATTATGACTGTTTATCCAGTTGACTCTATTATCTACATATTCCGCACGCCACGAACGCTATAAGGATAGTGCACCTGACGTCTGGAATATGGCCGCTCATTTATAGAACGGCCAGGAGGGATAGCTTACGTTACTTTACGCTGTAAGGGCAACCGGCGTGGGCCGGTGGTGCTGTATTACTTCACCGTTGGACGGCCGCTCTTGTCAAAGTTTGTCGAAGTCATAGCGCCTTTGCGTACTGCGTTGTAGCCGATGATCGCTTTCTCATAGGCCAGCAGTTGATCGCGCGTGATGGCAACGATGAGCCGTGACACGACTGTTGAGATGAACAGGCAGATGGCGGTGAAGATTGCGCCGAAGTAGGCGAGGATAATGATGGCGGTTGCGCTCCAGATAATACTGTAGATGCGATAGACTAAATTGCGCTTGCGGTATGTCTGCAGTCCGTCAACGATTGCTTCGTAGCGATCTGCGACTGGCAGCTTTGGATAGCTTAGAACAGCGATGAATGCACCGACCACGGCGATTGGCGCGACGACGATCAGCACCCAGTAGACGGCGATGACGACGTTGGCGACGCCTTGATCTTTCATGACGAGCGCGTAAATCAGCGCGGCCATCAATGCGTAAGAGAACAACGTGGTGAAGATTTTGGTGAATATCTTTTTCATTTAAATGATCCTGTGCTTGGTAAGGTTGAAGTTGTACGTATTTTGGCACGAGTAACTTTGTTGCATTTAGCGCAGCAAAGCATTATCGGCTCACCATACTCATCTACGCGGTCGATACGCCAGTGATGCAGGCACCTTGCTTGTCGCGCCAGCGTATCCCGTCGTGATCGCTCCGCCTCTTCTTCACGTTGTTCGTCATAGTGACCCATGTTAATCCCCTTGTTTGTACGGACGTTGCAAAGACAAACTGTAAGTTACCGAATCGGCCACCCACTTGCGCCAGACGCTTGACATATAATCTAAGGGCTGGACGCCGCGACGCTCGTTGGTGAAGAAGTCGGCTGGTGGATAGCCAACAACCATTCCTGAGCGACGCATAACCCAGTCAACTGCCTCATCCCAGGCCATGCCGCAGCGACGACGCTCACCGTGGGACAGCTCATGGATGATGTCGCATTGACCGGAAGCCAACCAGAAGTTGTGCATGGTGTGGCGCCATGGTGAGTAGGTATCGGTGAAGCCCGACTCTGTATCACGGATGCCCCAGCTGAAACCCGTTTCGCGGTCTAGCACGCTGAGACGTCCGTGATGGCCCGCGTCATAAACGAACAGAACGCAATCAACGGCCACATGGACGTCTGCCACGCGCCGGAATGAGTTGCAATAGATCACCGGCTTGCTCAGCGGCGTGCAACTTGATTGACAGTATACGCTGCTCATTAGTGCACCGCCTTCACGTCTTGAGGGTCAATGACAGGCGCAACGTCTGCGGCATTCAACAGCTCACAGATACGTTTCGCGTGCTCGACTTCTACCACTTCACAAACAGTCTCGAATCGGTCTTTATAAATTGGGTGTTGGGTCTTCGTGTCGATGATGGTGGCGTCAAAACAACATCCATGACCGCTTATGCTTTCTTCGACAACTTGATAACGTTTACTCATCTATTCAACCTCTTGCCCTAAGCATCAAGTCAGCCATCTCATAAGCGCCTTCTGACAGGTTCAATCTAGAATGCGTCATGCCGGAATTAGACGCAATCGCCTTCATATACTCAATGGCGATGTAGTCTCGCAATGACAGTCCGGTCGTTGCTGGTGCAGCGCGGCTCTGGACATGGTTGCCTGCCGTGGTTGGGAATACAGTTTCCATCAATTATCTCCCGGTACGAATGGCGCTGTGGAAACGTACTCTTCAAAGTTGTACGTTTTATTGATGTTGATCGTTTTGCTGAATGCATCCGCTGCCGCTGCACGTCCCGCAAGGTTCGCGGCTTCAGCGAAATTCCCTTTGGCCAGGGCCGTCTGAGCGTTCTGTTTCAGGTGCTCAGTGTGAGAGAACAACATATTCTTCACAGTTTGGCCGTTAATGTTGAATTTGCCTGTCATTGAATCGCCTCCACGAATACGCATTTGTGAGAAGTAACTAGCGTCGCGTGAGCCCATGAAGAGTCTGTTACGCCAGACATCTCACGCTTCTGCACCGAACTTACCGCGACGCCTGCATCGTCGCATGACTTCTTGGTCTGGAAGAATCCGACGCGCTCTGTCTGCAACGCCTGGCCGCCGTCGCCAAATGCGCTGGTAAGCTTGACGATTAAGATTAAGACATACATTTCCCTTTCCTCTTAACAGAAATGATTTCGCATTGCTCAACGCCGATTTTGTTTCCAACTTCGATGTTGCCGCTTTCATCGATTGGATGGGCCGTCCAGATGTTGCGCGTGAGACTTCCAATCGGCGAATATGGATGGTGAGAGATAATTATAGCGCGCCGCTCCATCTGATTATACTTATCCCTGAATAATACTTCATCGCCGTACAATGGATAGTTGTCGGCCGGTTCGTGCTTTGGGAGTCGCGAAAGAATGCCAGCGACAACATCGTGCATGTCAGCCACCTGTGACCTCCTGATGTCTTCTGGTGTTCCCTTTGCCATCGCTGGTTATGTACTGCGTTCCGCCGCGACAGTCAGACCAATACACCATATGCATGCCGTCTTTGAAGCGGTACATGGTGCAGCCATCGTGGTCGAAAAGCTTTTCCAGGGCAATGCCATTACCAGCTGGCGAAACCTGTTCAGCAGCCTTATAGCAGCCCGACAACGCCAAGCACGCGGCGACAACCGCCAACAGATTAGTCTTCATAGCCAGCCGCCTTACGCGCCAGATCACTGTAATACTTGCACTTGTGATCCAGCGTTTCGATTAGTTGAATAAGACTAGTAACATATTTGTTGCCGGCTGTTTCATATCGATTCATCCAAGGCTCGCCATTTCGGTTCACGTTGTACAGACCTGTCTTGTCCATGAAAGTTTCATACTTACCATCACAACTTGACAGTTTAAAGTCAAGCGCCTCAAGCCCGTCCAACTTAGTCAACGGGCTTAAATAAGGCGGCACCGGGCATGTTCCAGCCTTGACACGATCATTGTAAACCAGCGCAGCAGCCAATTCAACGCGAAGCGCCTCGGCTTGATCAGACACAATGTTCCAAAGGTTGCGCGTTCCGGTATCGCTGTGATCCATCCCTTCCAGCGTCTTGAGCGTGGCTCTTGCCATAAGTAATTGCGCACGCAACACCGCTTCATAGTTGTTCATCACATAACTCCCATACGTTGCAATTCATGACGAGTCGCGACAACGACGGCGCGCGCCAACATGTTACCGCCTTCAGCTGCGTTCATCACCTGGAAGCTCACCAGTAAAACGACCGTCAGCGCCCCGGCCAGAAATGACACGATTCCGTTTAACATCTTTATTGCCCTCTTTGGTGATTAACAGCTCAAACCGGCATTTGCAATGGCGACATTTAAACTTCACCTTAGACGTATACCAGTCAATTATTTGGACTTGCTTGGTGCTGCATTGCGGGCAGGCCGGTTGAATCTTGCAGGCCTTTTCGCGGCGGTTCACCAACTCCATCATTTTATCATAGATGATGTCTTCAGCCTTTGGCATAACTACCTCACCCAATGAATCGTTAGTTTGTGCAGCGCAGCTGTCAACTCAAGGTGCTTAGTTTCCTTAAAGTAAACGCCATGCGCGTGGTTGCTGGACTTGAAGCCGTGACGCTTCTCACCGTAAAACTGAAATGTGACGGTTACAATGCCATTCAAAGAAAATTGCTCTCCTTTAACTGCATTCTTGGCGACTTGGTACAAATTCAAGAACGACATCTCATGCCGCACTTTCAGATTGTAGGCCGCGATGCGCTCCAGATCATCGATTGCCTTTGCATCGTCTAACAATCCCATACCCAACCTCTCAACTATGAACCTATATAAAGATAATAGCGCCTTACCATTTCTGAGTAAAGCGCTACAGTGTACGATTATGGCTTTCTTGCCGCTCCGCCGGACGTTGGCGAGTGCTCTGGATTGTATCGCCCTAATATGTAATCCGGCCTGCGTTTATCCGGTTGAGGACAGGCCGCGATGATGCGCCAACCTTGATCTATGGCGTCTTGTAGCGCGTCGGTGCAACTATCTTCCATAAGCATTGTCTGGTTAATCGTCATAAGCGCCATGCCAGGCATATGAATGTCGCACTTATGGTTCCAATCCATAGCAGGGATTCCCGCGTCAAGCACCTCCAGCTTATCGATGATCTTCTGCGCCAAATCCTGCATGTAGCCAAAATCTTTGTTTACCGTATCGGCTTCATACTTGGACTTAACCTTCACGTCATAACCGGCCAGCTGAAGCTCGATGAACTGACGGTCATTGCAGAGGAATTCAACATCATGGTGGCTGTAGTATTCGCCTTGATACTTGGCGGCCAGCTCTGCATCTTCAGGCACGTTATCTTTGTTTTCTTCCAACTTTCCAAAGTCCACCGCGATTTCAAGCTTTTCGAAAGCAGCTTCAAACGCCTTGCGCTGGGAAATGTATTTAGCGTAACCACGCGCATAACCGCCAGTGTTCAATTTACAAAGCAGCACCATCATTTTATTTATCCTCTTTGCGCGGCTGGAAAGCCCACGGTTGAACTTGGAACGTGCGGATGGTTTCATCGTTGACGTGTGGCTCAAGGATGAATGATTGATTGGAGCGCGGTGCACTTTCGAAGACTAGCACCTCAGTACCGCGACTGAAGAATATAGAGTGGATTTCTTTGTGATCGATGAGATATTCATCACCCTCTTTATATTCCTTCCTCTCTGGACGATAAAACCCTGTTCCTTCATCGGCGGTTTTATAATGTCCCATGCCGCTGCAGGCCAACACGGACTTCATGAAGCGGTCGCCTTGGGTAGCCACGCAAGGCTTCCACGTGATGTTTGCCACGCTACCATACAGGACGATGCAATGCAGGTCATAGCGGTGGCTGTGGGGCACGATAGGCTCTTGGTGCGTTCGGTCGCAGGCGAATAAGCGCGTGCCGCCGTGGTTGGCCTTGATGCCTGCGCCGATAAGCCAACTGGTCAGGCCTGGTATTCCTGCATAATTATCGATTGGCGAATGCTTCATCGAGCGAATGGTGTTGATGAAGTTGCTGGTTATCATCACATACCCCTTGAATTGGCGTAGTCTTCAAACTTGTTAATGAGCGCCTCAATATTGCGGCGATGAGCGTTATACATGTCACGAGAGTCATCGTGGTTCAACACCTCAATGTCCTTCATGAATGTCGTTAATGCAGCCGCAAGCGTCATAAGCTCGCTGGCATTGAATTCAGGCAGCAGCCCAGGCGCGACCGTGATCTGTTTGGCTTCAGAGATTCGGCGGCAAAGGTCAAGCTCACGCTCGCCATCGGCAATGACTTCATTCGCCCTGGCCACTGCGTCGCCCTCGGTGATTAATTTTTGCAGGCGCTCTCTTTCTTCTTTTGCATCATTGAGCGCTTTGTTTGCGTTTCGGATTCTGACGCGATAAATATCCTTTCCGTTTCTTTCTGACAAAACGTTAAGAATGCGGATTCTTTCAAGCAATAAGTCGATTGCTTCTGTTGCCTTTATAACTCCTGACATATACGTGTCCCGTTGAGTGGCCCAACCGTTGTTCATTGGTGTCTCCTAACATCATCGTTAATAATTGCGTCACGCCACCATCTAGGCGCAACGACATATCTTCCAACCTGCCAGCCGCGATCAATCAACAACGCTTGGACTTTCTCTGGCAGATCATTGAATCTTTTTCGCGACATATAATCCGTTGCGTGGGCCTTATAATACATATGGCCACGGCCTCTTTGATGATCGATGATGGCCAATCCCATCTTTTGCAACTTTGATATTATACCGAACTTGGGTCGATTAAGCGTGAAGCAAAAGGTGGCTAAGATGTTGTTGCCATCTTTTAATAGGCTTACCAACGTCAGCATCTCAGACTCAAGCCAGCGCTCACCGGACATGCAACCTTCACAATTCGCCGGTAGGTTCTTGTCGTACTTCATGCGACGCTTGGCTGATTCCTGCTGGAATCTGTTCCAATTCGATTCTTCGCTCATTGTATCCTCAAATAAATAAGGGACTATGAAAGTATCATAATCCCTTATCAGTTTATAGGCAACTAGTTAGTGAACTATCTTTTGTTCTTTCGTCTCCAAGTCTCCTTCAGCAAGTCTGGGCGTCCACGCAACATCGATTCTTTTGCAGTCATAGGCTCTTCTGCAGAATAGAAGTCGATTGGGTATGGAAGAACACCCTTGCTTTTCAACGCTAGCGCTTTATCCAACATTCGCATCGTCGTGATCACTCGTCGCGCAGATGACAACTCTTCCATCAACGCTCTTACATTAAGATTTACATCTTCCAAGTTAACCCCCAACGGTTTGCCGCTTCCAGCTCTGCCTCAATATAAGGCATCACGATTTCGTCGATGAATGGCGACCAAGTTCGCCCCGCCTTGCGGCAGGAGTCGTGGCCGCAGCCGAATACGAAGCTGTGTTCAGCGCCTGGGATAGGGCCACGGAAGTAAGCGCCGTATGGGTCGCCGTTGGCGTGCTCATCGCCCCAAGGACAACGGATACGGAACTTACCGGACATGTTCATGACAACCTCACCGCCAGCCCCTTCACCTGCGCGCGCCTTTGCCAAGATACGCTCTGCCATCTTAATCCAAATGGCGTCATATTTGTACTCTTCAGCCACAAGAGGGATTTCACGACGCTGCGGCAACACGATGGAGAATCCGAACCTGGCCGCCAACTCTTCTGGCGTATAGCGAACACTATAGTTTGAGCGCTCCAGCCTTACCTTCCAGGGCTTGCCGTCAACGATGTACTTAAATTCGTTGTCCTTCCCGCGCTTGTTGTTGATGCCGCACGGCATGCGACCGAACCGGGCGATGTCCTTGATGGTGTTGTCGCCGCCCTTCTTGAGCACGTTAGCCACGAAGCAGTTGAGAAATGCTTTGAAGTAAAGCATATCGGCCACAGGCTCTTCCATGAAGTAGAACAGCTGGAAGTTACCCGGAGACGTTTCAACAACTGCAGTAGGCTCGGCGATGGAAAGGAATTGCTCAAGCGTGAAGTCGCCTTTGGAGCCTTTACCGCTGCCGATGTCATCCACCATCAACGCGACGCCGTGACCGAACGACGTTTCACCGCGCCAGTAACGCATCTCACCCGTTTTCGGGTTAGGCGTCTTAATAGAGGAAGAAATGCAAATGTAGCAGTTCTTGTAGATGTCAATCGGCTTGCCGCTGCGATGAGGTTTTGGCCACCAACCGCCGTTCACCTTCTTGCCATTGGCGTCCAGCTGCACGGTTGCCTCTTCAGCGTAGCCGACCATCAAGCGCTCATCCTCTGGAAGCCCTCTTGCGAGTTCATCAAGGAATTGCGCGGCTTGTTCAGTCCACTCTCTGTTGTTCATCACTGTTCCTGTATTCGAATTGCGCTGCAGGCCAATCACCGACCTGCAAGCCGTTTTTCTTGTGGAAGCGAATTCCATCCGCAGACACTAGATATTTGGCGGTTTCTCTTGCCGTTGTATTATAGCTCTTTCCGCCTGGGCGCAGCTTGTGAATGACAATCGGTATTGTGAACTTCCCGGTTGCCTTTATGTTAGTTGGCATTCTTGCGCGCCTTCTTAGGTTTGATTGCCTCATCCACCGCAGCGGTAGCTTTCGTTACTTCGCTGATCGCCGCACGGACGACCTTCATGTTGCGCCAAAAGATTTCGTCCAGATATGCACCGCTCCCAAGCGCCCAGCGAATCCAATAGGCCATTGGCTTGACGTTAGTGTTCAGTTGGTCTTTCATATATTCTCCACGGCGTTAGTTGCTTTCGTTAGTTGACGGCAGCTATTATAATCTCATCTGGTGGATTAGCGAAACCCTATTGAGGATGGACGATGAAGAAATATGATGAACTATTCACTGCGAAGGTGAAGCAGTTCAAAAAGAACATATATCCATTTGACTTTAAGTGGACGGTACTGCTAAGAAAGACGCGACTGCACTTCATCGATAGTCAGCGCGTTGTGTATGATATCAATACTGGCATTCAGGTCGGCATCACCGCGCACGATGATGAAGATCAGCGACCAAAGATTGACCTTAGAACGTTGACGCTTTTCCCTGATCCTGGGTTGCCGGGCGCGTACAAGCTTCACAAGTTCACGCATAATGTAATGCTATGCTATAAGGCCGCCAATCACCGCATTGTATCCAGAGAGATTCACGTGCGCGTAAATAGTCGATGGGCCGTTGACATGTATGGCCGCCGATTCAATAAGAAAACTGGAGAGTGCTTTGATGATGCAACGATATGGATTGACGTCAAAACCGCAACACCTTGGCGCCTCATCTATGAGTAGCTACACTCACCTTGGCGTGGTCAGAGACTGTAGGATTATCAACCTGCCGTTTTGCTATGACATTAAAGTTCGGTATGATCGCGAAACCAATTGTTGGATTGGCGAGCACAACCTTGAATTCAATACGGTGGACGGCGAAATCGTTGATCCATTCGATTGCTTCAAGCCGATTTATCTTGATCTGGATAACTTGATCCCCATTAAGGAGGGCAAGTGAGTGAATTAATTCTCAATGGAGAACAAGACGCGGCAGTCAAAAAGGCCGTGGCGTGGTACAAGGGGTTTCGTGATGGCCGCCACCGGACTAAAAAGCACTTCCTTTCCGGGTTCGCCGGTACGGGTAAGACGACGGTGGCAAAGCTCGTGGCTACGCTGTGTGCAGGCGACCGCGTTGTATTCATCGCCCCAACGGGTAAGGCTGCGAGCCGCCTGCGCCTCAAGGGAGCGCCTAACGCAACAACCCTCCATTCGTTTCTTTATCGCGTCGTTGGCGAGAATGCTGATGAAGAGCCAATCTTCACGCCGAAAGGCACGCTTGATGTACGTCCACTGCTTATCGTCCTTGACGAGGCCTGCATGGTTAGTGAATGGGACGTCAACAACCTTCTTGCGTTGAACATTCCATTGTTGGCGCTTGGTGACGTCGGCCAGGTTGATCCGGTTAAAGGCCGCGCCTACTTCTCGGAAGGAACGCAGGATTCCTTGCTGGAACAGATCATGCGCCAGGGCGAACAATCCAACATCATTCGGGCTTCGTTCTTTGTTCGCAAGGGTGGGCGCTTGCCGGTTCGCGAATACGACGATGTTAAGGTGCGCATTGGCCGCCCGACTCAGCGCGATGTGTTGAATCATTGCGGCGAGGATTCGGTGATGCTATGCGCCTATAACAGCACCCGCAATTATCTGAACACACGTGCGCGCGTCGCAACCGGTCATTCAGGCTTGATGCCGAATATCGGCGAGAAAGTCATTTGTACATTCAATCAGCATGGGCCGGGCTTCTTTAATGGCGAGCAAGGGATTGTCCTTGGCTATGAAGATTTAAGCTTGGAAGAGGCCGCCAAGCAGGAGAATGAAGATTTACAATTCATTGTTTTGCGTTCATTAACTGACGGGCGTGAACTCAAGGCTTTCTTTAATCCTCTTTGCTTTAATCACCCTGAGCCTGAAATGCGACCAATGTTCCAGAAGTACAAAGGCGGTTTCGATTTTGGGTATGCGCTGACAATCCATAAGTCGCAAGGAAGCGAGTGGGACAACGTATTGCTGATGGAGGAAACGCTGCCGGGAACGCCTTACAACAAGCTGATGTATACCGGTATCACCCGCGCGGCCAAGAATCTTATGTTCTTCAGGAAGGACTAACGTAACACATTTACTTATATTTACGGTTTGGGGAACTCCAAATGGAGAAATAATTTCGAATTCCCCAAATAAAATACTTGCCTTATTTCGTGGCTGACGAGATAATTATTTTCACCAAGGGGAACAGCCCCAAACTTAAATATGAACGTAACTGGAGAGTCTCATGGAACAGAAAGCAAAGAAAGAAGTGAATAAAGGTGCCACCAAAGAAGTGGAAACCAAAGAGCAGAAAGAAGCCCGTCTGGCCGCTGCTCGTAAGCAGAAAGAAGCTGAGCGCGAAGAAGCCCGCAAAAAGAAAGAAGCGGAGCGCGCTGAAGCCAACCGCCTGCGTGAAGAAAAGCGCAACGCTGAAAACGAAAAGCGCCAGCAGGAGCGCGAAGCCAAAGCCAAAGAGCGCGCTGAAAAAGCTGAAGCTGCCGCCAAAGAGCGTCAGGAAAAGCGCCTGAAAGAGCGTGAAGAAAAGGCCGCTGCCCGCGCCAAGGCCAAGGAAGAAGCCCAGGCCAAGGCTGCTGAAGAGAAAGCCAAAAAAGACGCTGAAAAAGCCGCTCAGAAAGAGCAGGCCAAGAAAGAAAAAGACGAGGCCCGCGCCGCCAAAGCCGCCCAGAAAAAGGCCGACGCTGAAGCCGCCAAACAAGCTCGTAAAGACGAAGCTGAAGCGCGTCGTCAAGCACTGGCTGAGCGTAAAGCAGCGAACAAAGTTGAAGGCGGTCGTCGTCCACGCGCCACCCACTTCATCTACACCGGCAACGGCCTGTCAACCCCGCAGGCGTACTCGATTCGCGGCAAAGTGTTCGAAGCGATCAAAGCAAGCTGCCCGGTCGGCCAGCCGATTGAGATCAACGCTTTCGGCGAGCAGGTGAAAGAGCTGCTGTACAGCAACCCAGTGCGTCAGTTCCTGTCCAAGCTGGAAGAAATGGGCCACCTGGAGTTCATCGTGGTCGAAGCCCCGGCGCAGGACAAAGAGCTGGAAGAAGCGGACAAAGCCGCTGCCGGTGTAACCGAATAAGGTTGACCGGGCAACCCGAATCGATTATTATTGTCTGACTCTCCAGATGCAGCTGGTGACGTAGTGAACGATTCGGATGTTGTTTAGTGTAGCATTTAAGGCCCGTCTCCCACCGGGCCTTTCTTTTTGCCTGAAATTCAGCTATAATTGACTTGCCTATTATCCATACCATTTCGGTGATCTCGAATGAACAGCATTAAAATTATCGGCGGCGGATTGGCCGGACTCATTGCCGCGCATTACTTCAAAGGCGCGCATGTATTCGAAGCTGGCCCACGCAAGCAAATGCACAAGGCCCTTCTTCGTTTCCGCTCCGACGACGTTTCCAACATCACTGGCGTTCCATTCCGTAAGGTTCGCGTGTACAAAGAAGTCCACTATCAAGGAAAGACTTTCCAAGGAAAGTGCCCAATCGCTCTGGCTAACATGTACGCGGCAAAAGTCACCGGCGCTATCTCTGGCCGCAGCATCATGAAGTTGGAAGAGTGTGACCGATATATCGCGCCGGACAACCTATATGAAGTGCTTTGTGACCGCCTGGAGAGTGAAGGCCGGTTGTGGTTCAATCAAGCCATTGAGGGCCGAAATTTCAAGAGCGTAAGCGAAGTAAAGCGCAGCGACGTATCTTGGATCAACACCGCTCCGCTCCCTGTCATCTTGAAGCTGTTGGGGATTGAAGACTGTGATCTGATGACCGGCTTCAAGCGCTCTCCAATCATCGTTGCGCGTTATAAGGTTAAGACGCCTTGTGATGTGTACCAAACCATTTACTTCCCGGATGAACACAGCAGCCTTTTCCGAGCATCCATCACCGGCGACATCCTGATCGTTGAGTCGATGAACTCCTTCCAAACTCACAACAACGCAGTATCTGCGGCGGCGGCATTTGGGTTGTCCGGTAAGGACATTGACTTTGAAGCCGGTGAGATTGTTGACCAAGCCTATGGCAAGATTATGGACTTGAATGCCGCGTCCAGAGAGTCTATCCTCTATCAACTGACCAACAAGTACAACATATTCTCTCTGGGCCGGTTCGCGACTTGGCGCAATATCCTGTTGGACGACGTTGCCGATGACCTTCCGAAGATTGAGCGGCTGATCAATGCATCGAACTACGGGCGTGAGAAAATACTCAAACTCTGATGCGTGTATCTAATTATAATATAATCCACTCAACTATTGACGATGGCGCTATTAAGCGCCATAATCACCTTATCAACCATAGGAGAGTTGGAATGGAATTACTCAGTAAGCTTTTGTTGCCTATCAATAAAGAGCACCTTGAAGGCTACGTCATCATTGCCATTCCTAGTTCGGTGAATGCATCACAGTTCATCGTCATGGAAGAGGTCGGCCGCAAAGACACGGCGAAGATCAACAACCTTGGTTATATGAACCTGGCAAAGCTTCAGGAGCTTCTGGCATTAGTCGGCGGCAAACAAGACCGAAGCATCAACGGCTCCGGTGTCATGCGCATCACCATTGAATTGGAGTAGGTGAAATGCAAGTCAAATTAATACGCTACACCCAAGACGCTCTGGACTTACTTCTGGAGACGAAAAACACCCGTATGAAAGGCAAGCCGGTTGAAGAAATGACCGATGCTGAAAAGCAAGAGCACTGGCTGTACATGCTTGACACGATCAAATCGCCGTTTGATTTCGTTGACTATATCTTTGATATCACCGAAGTGTCAAAGAATATGACGCATCAGATGGTTCGGACGCGCACCGGGGCTTATCAGGAGCGCACCAGCCGCGCCCAAGAATCCTCGGCGTTCGACGCTATAATCCCTATGGCGTTCGACGCCTCCAAAGGTGGGAAAATTGAACTTGATCACCTTTGGTATGATTCTGTGGCGACCATCGACGCCTTGTATCAGGAACTCCGCGCGGCTGGGGCGGAAATACAAGATGCACGCTCCATTCTGCCTTCCAATATGCAGACACACATCACCGCTAAGTTCAACTTGCGGACGCTTTCTGAGATGGCAAAGAATCGCCTTTGCACCCGGACTCAGGGCGAATACCAACACGTGTTCCGTGCCATGGTCGCGGCGGTGCTCGAAGTACATCCCTGGGCAAATCCTCTCTTACAGCCGTCTTGCATCGGCGTAGGTAAGTGTGCGTTTCCTCGCCACGGTAAGGCCCATTGCCCTTGGTATCGCCCTTGGATGGATACCACTAAAGAACAAGAGGAATTGCGCATTCAATTCTGGAGCGCTAATCCTATCACCAACAACCCTGTAGCCAAAGACGGCACCTCAAAAGGATAAGTAAATGCAAAATCTTAAAGGCTGTAAAATCGCTGTGTTCGACATGGACAACTGCATCATCGATGACCGTCATCGCCAACATCTGATCGATATGTCTTTGCCGCTGAAAAAGCGCTACAAGCGCTATCACGAAGCGATGGTGGATGACCGTCCATTTGCATTCGGCGCGTCGCTTGTCAGGTTCTTGGTAAGGAAAGGTTGGAAAATCCTTATCAATACCGCAAGGCCGCACGCTTATGAAAACCAAACGTTGCTCCAATTCGATTCTTTGGAATTGCCATCAAACTCTATTATCGGCGCGTTGATGCGTGATAAAGAGGATTTCGGCGTGACGTCGGATGAACTCAAGACCAAGAAGTTGCACAATTTTCTCGTTGAGCACGGTATCGAAGGTTGTGATTTATTAACATTTGATGATCGGCCTGATGTTGTTAATGCATATGCCAAATTCTTTGGCAGCAGCGCGCGTTGTCGCCACATGGTTCTCACAGGGAATTCAATCATCGATTCTGAGGACACGCAATCCATGTTGGATTCTGTGCGCGCATTCAAGGGATTGCCATTTGGTAATCTGGCATTGGCGTGCCTCGTCAATTGGTGGGAGAAATACAAAGAGGATTTGGAGGTGAGAGCCTCTGAATCGGCAATGGCTTGGCTTTGGTCGTTTTCCAGTCATCCAATCGAAGGAAAGGTGCATAGACGCCCTTGGCAGATGTCAGACTTCCCAGGCGCTGAAGTCTATAACCTGAAACGCGCGATTGAGCGCGTCAAAGAAGACGAAAAGCAGTGTTTGAAAATCAACATCGGCAAGCAAGAGCCGTTCATCGGATTCGACGCGGCGAAAGGTGATGACTTAACTAAGATCATCCGTGACAATTCAACATTCCTTTCTGGACTTTGGAACATCCCAGAAAGCGTGCTGTGTGGCGAGCCTGTTCGTAATGTAAAATGCACCTGTCCAACAACGTATTTCAATATCACGTCCGGCGGCGCTTCTCACGGCCTGAAGTATAGTCGTGGATGTCCAGTTCACGGCCAACTCGTTGATCCGCGCACAGCAGGGTTCAATTGCCGCAGCGTCACGGCTCCGCTCAAGGCCGAGCCGAAGCCCAAGACGGCGGCGGACGTACTGGCCGAAATGGCAGATACATTCCGTGAGCGTAATGCCGTCTATAAGGACAACGCAGCGAAGGTCGGCGAAGTCATGGCCGTTCTATTCCCTGACGGCGTAACACTGCGGACGGTCGCTGATCACAAGTTCTACCACCTGTTTGAGCTGTTGATTGTTAAACTTACCCGCTTCACCAACAGCGGCCTGAAGCATGAAGACTCCCTTCATGATCTGACGGTGTACGGCGCGATGTTGGAAGCAATTGGGGTTCTCAACCACAACATCCAGACCGGCGAAAGTGAAGATAAAACCAGGTAACGGTTGACTGCAGGCCAAGGATGGCCGATAATATATCTAATTTCAACGAAGTACAGAAAAGGAAAGTGAAATGCGTGTTATTGTTACTGGTTCTGCATCTGGCCTTGGTAAGGCAATCGCCGATACGCTGTGCGAAAAGGGCTATGACGTCATCGGTTTTGATCTGCAATCAGGACAGGATGTGACCAATCCGAATGCAACGCTGCTAGGCTTTAATCAGCGCATCGACGGCATCATCAACTGTGCTGGCATCAACAACAACGAGTGGTTTGAAAAAATAAACCGGCTTGATCTGCGACATGTTATGGATGTAAACGCATTCAGCATGGTGTATATGACTCAGGCATATCTACCAAACCTGATCGCGTCGAAAGGCTTCGTTTTGAACATCGTGTCCAACGCCGCGCATATCCCTATGACGTCCAGCCTGGCTTACAACGCCTCCAAAGCTGCTGCGCTCATGATCACCAAGCAAATGGCTCACGAACTGACGCCGCGTTATGGCATCACCGTGTTCTCCATCAGCCCGAACAAGCTGCGTGGCACCGGTATGTCGAAGCAGATTGAAGATAACGTCTGTAAGACGCGCGGCTGGACGCCTGAATTTGCAGCGGAGTACCAGAAAAAGGCGCTCATGCACGGCCTGGAAACCGAGCCGCAAGCCATCGCGGATTACATCGTCCACCTGTTGGATACCGGCAACTGGAAGTTCATGTCTGGTACTGACATCCCATTCGGTAAATAATATGGCAAGACTGGTATATCGTAAGGTCGGCGAAGTTCTTCAAGTCCAAATTGAAGACGATCACGGCAACATGGTTGATATGACCATGTTCAATTGCCACGTTGTTAATAACTCCACCCAAGGTGACATTCAAGAAGTTGTCATCGAAGGTGTGGAACGTACAATGATCCAAAAAGCAACTGCTAAGGGTAAATAATGCTCAAGTTTCAAATCCAACAAATTGCACTGTCCATTCCTGACGCGCAGCGCGCTCAAGATTTCCTGGCGAAAATCGGCCTGACCGAGTGGTTCCACGATCACGTGGTGGCTCGTGGCTTCGTCTTCAAAGATGATCCATACAAGGGATCGCACCACGAAGAAGTGAATGAAGCAGATTTGCGCTTCAACTATCAGGCCGGTACTGGCGCGGATGAAGGTGCATCGAAGCCGCTGGAGCTGGAAATTCTGGACTACCGGCGTGGCGATAACTGGATCAGCGAGAACGTTGGTCAAGACGACGCTCACAACAACCAAGTGTCTCACCTTGGCATGCACGTTAGCGCTGAAGAGCTGGTGCAGTGGCGCGCCTTCTTTGCCGCCGAAGACATCCAGGTGGCGCAGGAAGTAAACACCGAAAGCCATACTAACCCGGCAATCAAGGATAGCAGACGTTACAATTACGTGATCTTTGATACGCGCGGCATCATCGGTGTCGATTTGAAATTTATCGTTCGCAAAGACATCTAATCTGATCCAATATCGTATATAATAAAAGGGCGTCCATTTGGTCGCCCTTTTTACTATAACGTGGAGAACAAGTATGAGCGTTATTATGCCGCGTTTGTTTTCGGTAATCGATACGGAAACAACAGGGCTGAATAAACACCCACAGGCCGATTTATCCATTCAGGCAAAGCCAATAGAATTCGCTGGAATTATCACCGATGGTATTGAGATCATCGATCAGCTGGAATTCATTTGCAACCCCGGTCAAGCCATTGACGAAATAATCACGAAGATAACCGGCCTGACAAACGCTGACCTGGACAGCAAGCCGCCATTCTCGGCGTTTGTTCCGCAGCTGTCAAAATTCTTCGGTCAAGCGCAGGTGGTCGTCGCACACAACCTTTCGTTCGATACGCAAATCATGCAATACGCCATGGCGCGGCTCGGAATGACTTTGGGCGACATCAATTATCCAATCGTTCGTTGCTGTACCGTTGAGCAGACTTCTCCGCTGTACGGCTATGACCGTAAGCTTCAGGACTTGTACAGTGAGCGCATCGGAGAATATCAACAGAAACACCGGGCGATGGACGACATCATGATGTTGCATGAAGTCTGCATTGACATGGGCATCTATAAAGCATTTGGAGGTCGATAATGGAAGGGTTTCCGCAGCTGCGAGTAAGAACAGGATACACGTTTAAGCGCGTTTATGGCCGCACCCCGGAAGTTGTCGCCAAGCTTAAAGAGCTGGGCTGTCAATCAGCGGCAATCGTCGATGACAATACCTGGGGCGCTGTCCGCTGGGCCAAGGATATGGAGAAGGCAGGTCTGTCCGCCATATTCGGTATGGAGGTTAAAATTAAGAGCGGCGATTTGATGAGTGACTTCTATCGCGTCGCGTGGATTCTTGCCAAGGACAGTAAGAAATTCTTCAATGCAACTTCCAAGGCTGCAAAGCAAGGTTTCTTAACGCCTGAAGAGTTCGGCGCGCTTGAAGGCGTCGTTAGATTTGCTGGCGCTGCCGTTGGCATCCTGGCCCCGGAGCAGTACGACTATATCGACGTTAACCCGTCGTCACGCTTGTTGGCTGCACACCAGATAGACGCCGCGCGCCGTACCGGTAAGCCCGTCGTGATAACGTCCTACAACGATATGCCCGGAGACGAGCACAAGAACTTCGCTTATGCATATCGAATCCGTGACCGCGCAGGCATTCGTCGAATCTGCACGTTGGAGGATTTGGAATCCGAGTTGGGCGGTTTATTCGAAAAGCATGAGTGGAAAAAGGCGATTGACAACACGTATGCCGTCGCGGAGTGCCTGAAGGGTGTTACGCTACAAAAGGCACCAATCATCCACCTGGCTGGCGACATGGTTGCGTTGGCGCGGCAGGGGCAAGAGTATCGCGTCAAGATGGGGCACATCAAGGAATGGACTCAGGAATATGAAGACCGATTCGTTGAAGAGATTCACCAGATTCAGCTGAAAGACTTTGACTCATATTTCCTTGTGGTTGCCGACTTGGTTCGATTCGCCAAAACAAAAATGCTGGTCGGCCCGGCGCGCGGCTCGTCAGCAGGTTCGTTGGTTTGTTATTGCCTCGGAATAACTGAGGTTGATCCGCTGCCGTTCCACCTCCTGTTCCAGCGTTTTATCGACATCAGTCGCGCCGACTTGCCCGACATCGATATTGACTTTGAGGATACGAAGCGCCACCTGGTGTTCGAATACCTCCAAGAAAAATACGGCGTTGACAACGTGTCTAAGCTTGGTAATATCAACACGCTGAAGGCCGCGTCTGTTATGGCTGAGGTGGGTAAGAAATTCAGCATCGACGCTTGGCAAACGGATGCTGTTAAAAACTCACTAATCGAATACTCATCAGGGGATGCGCGTTATGGAAAGGGGCTGCAGGATACATTTTCAACCACGGGGCCAGGGCAAGAATTTGTCGCCAAGTATCCTGCTGCTGCAGCATGCATGGGCGACCTTGAGCTGCATCCCTCTCACACCGGAGTACATGCAGCGGGCATCTTGGTATGTAACGAACCAATTACGGACTATTGCACTGTCGGGGCCGATGGCGTCCCGCATATTGACAAGCCTGATTCAGAATACCTTAACCTGCTCAAAATTGACGCTCTTGGACTCAGAACGCTGGGCATTATCGGTGATACTGGAGTTATCACGGCAGAAGAGTTATACAGCCTCAAATTTGACGATGAAGCTGTATTCTCGATACTTAATGACGACAAAGTCAGCGGCATATTCCAGTTCGAGGGTGATGCCGTTCGGTCAGTTACCCGTTCCGTTCACATTGACCGCTTTAGCAAGATTGACAACCTTACGGCACTTGCCCGACCCGGCCCACTTGCGTCTGGTATGGCTCAAAAATACATAGCGCGTGCAAAGGGTGAAGAGCCTGTCACCTATGACGTGCCGCAGCTGGAGAAATATCTCAAAGATACTTATGGCGTGTTCCTTTATCAAGAGCAGATCATGTCCGTGGTAAAGGAAATCGGTCTGTTTGACTGGGTCAAAACTTCTGCCGTTCGTAAGGCGATGTCAGGCCGTAAGGGTGAAGAATACTTCAACCAGATGGGTGAGGACTTTGTAGCCGGGGCGACCTCTCAAGGCGTGCCAGAGGAACAAGCCAAGAAGATTTGGCAGGAAATGGTGACATTTGGTTCGTGGGGCTTCAACAAGTCTCACTCAGTGGCCTATGCAATCATCACCTATTACACCATCTGGCTCAAATACTATTACCCGCTGCAATTCGCTGCGGCCTGTCTCCGCGCCGCCAAGGACGATGAACAGACAATCGCCATATTGCGTGAGTTGGTATCGGAAGGCATCGACTATGTTCCAATTGATACAGAGCTTAGTCAAGCCAACTGGACTGTTGCTGACGGTAAACTAATCGGCGGCATTATGAATGCCAAAGGATTTGGATTGATAACCGCCAACAAGTATATCGCCGCGCGTGAGAACGGAACGCTGACCGATAAGATGCGTGAGAAGCTGGCCAAGGCAGAAGTTCAATTCGCCGACCTGAGAGAGGCGCACACCAAGTGGGGGCACTACTACAATGACCCAACATTGATTGGCGTAACGACCGGGCATCCGATAATCAACATGGCTGACGTTCCAGACAGACACAATGGACTTATTATCGGTAAGCTGGTTAAAAAGGTGCTGGCGTCAGAGCTGGAAGCAATCAGGGTTAAAAAGCGCGTTGCCAAAGGGAAACCGGCTGGATGGAAAGGGCAACATCAGTTTGTTGATTTGTTCCTTGTGGACGATTCAACCGATAGCCCGATGCGATTCAGGATTCCAACTAAGCTTTATGACCAAGTTGGGAAGCGCATATTTGAAGGCTCTCCAAAGGGCGCTTGGTTCTTAGTTCGTGGGTATAAAATCCCTGGACTAGGGATGTTCAATATTGACCGAATCAAGCGCATCGATATTAAGCCGCAAGCTGAAAAGACGCTGGCTGAAATCGAAGCCGAATCGGAGGCAGCGGCAAATGACTGAAGAGCAGCTTGCATGGAACTCACTCAAAAGCGCCCTGGAGGGGCGCATCAAAGCCACTCGCATTGAGAATATGCTTGGAGAGGCGACCCCTGATATCAACGCAACCAACAGGCGCGGCACGACATTTTGGACTGAGCTTAAAGCGCTGAAGGCATGGCCTAAGCGGGAGACGACCGCGCCACTAAAGGGGCATTTTGAAAAGGGCCAATTATCCTTCTTGCGCTCCCATATTAGCTGGAAGGGAAAAGGCTTTGTGTTGCTAAGGGTAGCAAGTCGTGAGTGGTATCTACTAGACCCGAAAGCCGATTTGGAGGCTTGCAATAAACAGGGTATAATAGACGCCTCACTTGCCATTGGCAAAGAGAATGTCATCTCATATTTGGAGAGTATATGAAAACGAAACCGATGACGCCGCAAATTTTGGCCCTTGAGGCGCTTAACGGGAAACGAAACTTTGCGTTGTTGATGGAAATGGGACTGGGAAAGACTTGGACTATTTTGGCCGATGCAGAGCGATATTTTGAAGCTGGCAAAATCGATGCGCTTGTTGTCCTTGCGCCTAATGGCGTCCACACCAACTGGATTCGCCGTGAGGCTCCAGCGCACCTGGGCTGCAAATGGATTGGCTACGCATGGCGCGGCAGACCTGAGTCCAAAAAGAAAAAGGACGAGCTGAAGAAGATTTATGCAGATCACTATGTTGAAGGTGAGGTGCCGCTGCGAATCTTCACTATGAACTTTGAAGCGCTCTCTGGAAAGGCCGGACTAGCAGAGTTGAAATTCTTCTTGGAAAGCTACCGCTGCATGTTCGCAATCGATGAGTCCACTCGAATCAAAAACCCGGATGGGAAGCGCGCCAAGCTGATCGTTGAAATCGGAAAGCTGGCCCTTTGCCGCCGTATTATGTCCGGATCACCGATGCCGAGAAGTCCAGAGGATTTGTTCATGCAGTTCGAATTCCTCAAGTCTGGGCTGTTAGGCACAAAATCATTCCGAGCTTTCAAGGCCGAGTATTCTGTTCTTCTTGAGGCTAGTGATCCTAAGATGATCGCCATCATGCGTAAACTCGGCGGCAGAACTTGGGGAGTCCCACAAGTCGTCGCAACCGATGAGAACGGTGATCCAATTTACAAAAACCTTGATCGCCTGCGCGAATTGATGCTTCCACACTCTTTCCGGGCCACCAAAGAGGAATTCTTGGACTTGCCTGAGAAGATTTACAAGGTGGTGAACTTTGAGCTGCTCCCGTCTCAACGCCTCGTATATGACCGGCTCAAGAATGAATATGCATTCCTGTTCGAGAATTCAGACAGCGACATCCTTGAAGACGTTTCTTTCCAGGCAATCGCCGCACGTACCAAGATGAAGCAGGCCACATCTGGATTCGTCAACATCTATGGCGAGCCGGTACTAATGCCCGACCGGGAAAACCCGCGCATGTCGGCGTTCAAAGAGGTTCTGGAATCCATCATGGATACTACCCCAAATCGCCAGTTCATCGTCTGGGCCATGTTCAAGGAGGAACTTAAAGGGATCAAGGCTACTCTGGACGAAATGGGAATCACTTGTGAAATCTATAACGGTGATACAAGCAAGGACGAACGCGAGCGCATAATTGACGAATTCCAGGCCGGGAAGATTCAAGGATTCATCGGCGATGCGCGCGCGGCAGGTATCGGATTGACGTTGACAGCTGCGACCTGTGCAATTTACTATAGTTGCAGCGACGACAACGAGCTAAGGATGCAATCTGAAGACCGCTGTCACCGTATCGGCACCAAGGAGAGTGTGCTGTACATTGACCTTATCGCTGAAGACACGCTTGATGAGAATATCCACAAGCGTAACACGATGAAGTCAACAATTGCGGCTGTAGTAATTGACGGCAAGAACTAAATAAACGTTGCCGTCGCTTGGATATGACGGCATAATTAACTCAAGTTTAGCAAGAGGGCGTATAAGTGAAAGAGACTATCGATTTTTTTGGGGCGTTGGCTGATCAAGCGCCTGCAGAAGACAACCTTGTACGTCTTTCAAATTTGGTACAGAAAGCCGCTGATTTGAAAGACGACTTTGATTATCACGCGACCGAATCGGCCAAGGCTGAAGAGGCCATGAAGAAAGTTCTGCGTGAAGAAATCCCAGAGCTGATGGCTGAAATCGGCATGTCTGAAGTTCGCACCGAAGATGGCATGTTGGTTTCGGTCGAAGGCAAGGTGAACTGTGCAATCAAAGCCGCCGACAAGCCTGAAGCTTTCGCGTGGCTGCGTGAGCACGATTATGACGGCCTGATCAAATCCAAAATCTCTGTCGAATTCGGCAAAGGCGAGGATGAGAGCGCCAAGGCCGCTGTTGAAGCGCTGGCGGAAATCGACATCATCGCAGGTGTTGAAGACGCAATTCACCCAGCGACATTGAAGTCATGGGCTAAAGAGCGCGTTGAGGCCGGTGATTCTCTGCCAGCGTGTTTCGCAATCCACGAATTTAAAGAAGCGAAAATTACCGTGCCAAAAGCCAAGAAATCGGCTAAAGTTAAGTAACCTTTTCGCAGTACAATACAACGTTCATAAACAACCTTAATAAAGGAAAGCTACATATGTCTAAGAAAGATTCTGCATCCGAAAACAAAGAAGTCGCTGTGGTCGCTGGCGGCCAAGTCGCACCGGCGTTTATGGACAACTCTCTGTTCGGCGCGGGCTTTGAGGGGATGGATAGCGAATCGTTTGCTATTCCGTTCATCCAAATCCTGCAGAAGATGTCGCCGCTGGTTGATCCAGATGATCCGAAGTACATCGAAGGCGCCAAGGCCGGTATGCTGTTCAATACCGTTACCCAGAAGCTGTACGACGGCAAATCCGGCGTTTTGATCGTTCCGTGCTACTACAAACGCTCCTACATCCAGTGGGGCGGTCGCGAATCTGCTGAAGGCGGTTTCAAAGGCGAGCACGCGGTTGAAGCGATTAACGATATGTTGGCCGACGAAACCAAGATCAAAGTCGTTGACGGTCGCATGTACGTTCCTAACCCGGACGGAACTGTGAACGAGAAGAAAAACGACTATTTCGCCGATACCCGCGCCCACTACGTCCTGGTAATCGACCCGGACACCGGCGAATACGGCCGCGCCCTGATCTCTCTGTCTTCCAGCCAAATCAAAGCATCCAAGATGCTGAACACTGCGCTGCAGCAGAAAAAGATCAAAGACGCCGCTGGCAACCTGCGTACTCCGCCGACCTTCGCCAACACCGTTCGTCTGACCACCATCGGTCAGTCCAACGACAAAGGCAGCTGGTCTGGCGCTCGCTTTGATCTGGAAGGTCTGGTTTCTGACAAAGAAATCTTCAACGAAGCGGTGGCATTCTACAAAGACATTGCTGCCGGCGCGGTCAACGTGGATTACAACAAACAGGCAGACGCGGCTCACACCGAACAAGCATCGTCCACTCCACAAGACGCCGAGCAGTTCTAACTGCCAACTCCAGGGAAATAATCAAAGGCTGCCATTCGGCGGCCTTTTTCACGAGAGGTAATCAACATGAACTGGAAAGATGTATCCAACGCTGTAGGCTCCGCCGCGCCTATCCTAGGCGGCCTCCTGGGTGGCCCGGCTGGCGCTGCCGTAGGTTCGTTAGTCTCTGCGGCGCTCGGCACGGAGAACACGCCGGACGCTGTAAACAAGGCGATTCTTACCAACCCCGATGCCGCGCTGAAGCTTGCAGAGCTACAGGAAAACTCCAAGGTGCAGCTGCAGCAGCTGGCCGTTACTGCCGAGCAAAACCGGCTGGCCAATGATCTGTTGGTCTACCAAGCCGAAGCCAACGACCGGGACAGCGCTCGCCAACTGGCCGCGAAACAACAGCACGACTTTGTGCGCCCAACCATCACGTTCATCCTCCTGGCTGGTGCAATCTGTGTTATGCTGTATATTCTTTCAGGAAGAAGTGAAAGCGTCTTGAAAGATTCCAACTCTTTCGGTTTAATAGGGATTCTGGTTGGTTATCTCTTTGGTGAACTGAAACAAGCCACTGCATTCTGGTTCGGCCAAACCAAAGAGTCGTCGGCCCAAAGCGCAACAATCGCCAAAATCACTATGGCAAACAACCAAAACAAAGGACAAGGCAAAGATGTCAAAATTAACTAATACTTTATCGAACATCCTGGATTGGGCAAAGGCTCGTAATCTGATCGATGGCTCCAATTCCGGCGCGCAGTCTCTGAAGTTGTTCAGCGAGTTTGGCGAAACCGGCCTGGCAATCGCTCAAGGCGCGCACATTTCCATGACGGAAGGTGATGACGCAGCGTTGGAGAAGGCGCACAGCGACCTTATCGACGGCATTGGTGACACCGTCGTCGTTCTCACCATCATTGCAGAGCAAGAAGGATATTTGCTTGCCGACTTGATTCAGGAATATGAGCAGCTGCCGCGAATCTGTGGCTATGAGTTCTATCAAGCATCATCAACTATCGGCAAGATGGCCGATGCCGTTCTGAAGCGCGATAACAAAGCGGTCGGGCCACTGCTGGCGTATTCCTTCCACCACCTGGCCGACCTGGCCAACTACTTCCAATATGACATCGCCGACTGCGTTGAAGTGGCCTATGACGAAATCAAAGACCGCAAAGGCGTGATGTTCAACGGCGTGTTCGTCAAGTCCACTGACGCTCGCTACTCTGACATCTGCCGCGAGCTGGGGCTGGCCGAGTAATGGAAATCGATCGTTTTGCTGATGGCGAAGTTGTTTATCACGTGAGCGAAAAGGGAACGATCAGGCGCGGCGTATGCGACGGCAACTCAACAATTCGTGGAGAAGTCAATATCAAGTTCGATAATGGAACCGTTCGAACCCTCCGCTGGATTGATACGTTCCGAAGCATGGCCGCTGCCGAACACGTCTCAGCACGTCGCGCTTATTAACACTAAAGCCAACGATTTAACGCCCGGTTATTCCGGGCCTTTTCTTAGAAAACTGCATCGGAGTGTTTACAATGTTAGCACTAAAACCACTAAAAGGCATCCAGCGTTCAGAGCTTAAAGAAGTGCCATTGCCGTGTGGACTTTCGTTCAAAATTGACGGTTTCCGTGGTATGTCATACAACAACGCCGCTATGTCTTCCACCGGCAAGGTTCTTCCCAATCTTTACATCCAAAGTAAGTTTGAGTTGTTGGGCGACCTAATCAAAGGCCTGGACGGCGAGCTGGTGCGCGGAAACCCAAATGATCCAAACGTCATGCAACAGACGTCATCAGCTGTTACCTCTGTTGACGGCGAGCCTGAATTCCATTACTGGGTGTTCGATGACTTTAGTGATATCACGTTGCCGTTCAAGCAGCGCTATGTCAGCTATTGTCATCGCGTCCGTGCAATCAACGAGCACTTGCAGTCCATCGGTGAGAGGCCGTTCCTTCGCATCGTGGAATATCGCCACATAGAAACCATGGAAGAATACGAAGCGATGCAGCAAGAGGCCGCTGACCTGCGATATGAAGGGCTTTATGGCAAAGCTTGGGATGGCGAATACAAGCACGGCCGCAGCGGCAAGTCCAAACCAATCTGCTGGAAAGACAAGCCTTGGACGGACGAAGAAGGGGTGATTGTTGACTTCGTGGAAATGGAAGAGAACACCAACGAAGCTTTCCTGGATGAGCTTGGCAGAACAAAGCGCTCCACCCATAAAGCCGGTATGGTCGGAAAGGGAATTCTCGGCTCCTATGTCGTAATCAACCCTAAGTACAAGGACAAAGACGGTGAGCCGATTCCGTTCAACGTAAGCTGCGGCACCATGACGATGGCAGAGCGCGCTGGTCGCTGGACTCATCGCGAAGCAGAGCGCGGCGAATCAATCACCTACAAATTCTTTGACTTTGGCATCGTTGACGTGCCGCGCTCTGCGCTTTACAAGTGCCACAGGCCAAAATTTGATCTTCCATAATTTATTGCAACTTTGCACATAAACCACTTGACGCCTCCGATTGGAGGCGTTATTATTTATATCAAGAAGGCAATAACGCCTTAACCTTAAAGAGGATTGAGACATGGCAACTTTCTATGACATCGAACCAACCAAGAGCTACGCAACACCTGAAAATGCCCATAAGGCAGTTGCCAAGTTGAATATCCCTTCCAACCTTCGCTATATGGTGATGATGTCAACTAGCACCACTGATTACGCAAAGAAGCACTTCGGACGCTACATCGTCATCTTCATCGGCATGGACGCAGTACAGGCAGGCATCCCACACATAGGCTTTAACGTCGTAGCATAAACTTCGCCCGGTGTATTCCGGGCATCATTATTCGGAGTACACCATGAAATCATTAGTTCCCTTTATCATAGTAGTCATTGCGGCGTTGTTTTTGTGCACTGCCGCTGACGCTTCAAATGTCATATCGCCCAAATATTCTTCAGTTGATGTCGCTGTCCGTTCGTCATCCGCGTACTACACCGAATCGCAACAGCCGACCGTATCTGTGTTTTGCAAGGCTGAGATCAGGAACGATTCGAACTTTCTCTGGTACGTCTCCAATTCTCTTTGCGTCCGCAATAAAAACGACAAGATGGAGGCTTATTTCTTTATCGATAAAAAGGTAAATAAAGGTAAAGAAATAAAAGCGCGTTTTCAGTATAATCTTAGAGACGGCCAAACACTGTACCGGGAATATTTGTTGTTTCCTGACAAAGCGTCTGGCGATGTTCTATTCCTCATCCATGATGAGGATGTTGCCGAATTCATGCGACTCTCCAGAGAATCCGCAATCGTGAAGGTGACTTACAATACATCGCCGACCGAGTCAGAAAGCGCATTCTTTCCTATGTGATTGGCCGTTTTCATGATTGGCCGAAATGGACTTCATTTTTTGACTGGTGGCGTCTATGGACGAAGAGAAGAAAGGCGGCAGGAAATTCAAGGGTATCAGCCCTGAGCTGGTTGATCTCTTGATGGGTGTTCTCATCAGAATCATCGGTGAGTCTGTCAAGGATAGAATCATACGCGCTATATTGATTGGCGCATTGAGCGCAGTTAGCTCATATGTTTCAATTGATACGCCGTCTGACCCACTCCCTGTCCTATCTCAGAAGTGAACAAAGCCCCTCGATTGAGGGGCTTTTCTTTATTCTGCTGTATCAATCGCTAATAGGCCAGCCCGGTACAACGCGCGGCGAACCTCGCCATTGTTAGCGTCGCACGGTAGTTGTCCATTGATCTTCTTGACCGACTGACTGAACATATCCAGGTCAGCCGCGCGGTTCAAGTCGTTAGTAGACCAGAACCACGCAGATGCCATGGCGCCCACCTCTGGGGTCTGCAACAGTGCTGGATTCGACGCCAAATCAACACCAATCGCCTTCCCTGCGCGGGTGATGTTGTCGCGCCCGGTCATCTGAATCGGCCCCTGACCACGGAAGTTCCAGCCGTCGCCGCTGGCTTCGTCGCCATTCCCCAGCCGGTTTGCATAGACATTGTTGGCCAGCTTCTGTGGGTTGTTCGCGAGCGATAAGGCCAGCGCGTTCGGCTGTTTAATGGTCGCTTTAGCATCGACCGCGTAACGCCCCGGCCAGACAGCGGCCATGCGCTTGGCTGAATAGTTCATGTTCTCCGCCACTTGCGTCAGACCGCCAGATTCCACGCCCAGATTAGCCATGAACATCGCCACGCGCCGACGGTTGTTGATTTCGTACTTATCACAAGCCGCCTGCAGGGCATCGAGCCATTTAGAAGCGACGTCACGCGTCGCGCCAGTACTTGCCACAATAATATCAATTGTCAACTTCATATCGACCTCTATAATTAAGCGCCCATTACAGGCGCTTGTTTGTTAATTTGGTTTCTTTGGCCATTCGACATTGTCGATATTAACATCAACTCTGGAAATCGCCAAACGATAAGCGCGCCAAGACTTTAACAGCGCAGCCTCTTCATCAGTGGTTTCACCCAGGGTTTCCGCATCTTCAAGAGCCGCGACTTCATCAGATGCTTCACGAAGAAGCTTGGCCCTTTTGTTTTTGTTGATCTTCAACAGCTGTTCTTTGTTCATTTCGAACACGCCATTCAAGTAAGTCCAGCCAGCCCCAAGGCCGATGTTTTCTGGAACAGAATCACAATCGAAAACGTGCATATTATCCGGGCAAATTCCAGATGCGCCGTTAGTTGTCACGCAAAGCACATTGCCTTCGAAGTCTGTTGCCACGACATACTTCTTGTCAAACATGTGAAGGTGCTTGTACCAGTCACGCCCCTTGTCATCCCTGTGGTAAATGGCCTTTGGCACAGCATCTTCACTGTCATTCTCGTAACGCTTTAAATATCGCATTTCCATCTAGAAATTCCTCAAGTAGAATATATGTTGTACCAAGCAGAATCATTCGGGCGCCGGAATTGCAGCGGCCTTTGATAGCCATAACCATCGTCGGCACCGAAGTCGCCAACACCAACAGTGAGCTGTCCTGATGCGGACATGGCTTCGCCGCCATTATAGTTTGGCATACGGGACATATCGCCAAGTCGAATGTTGGTTATCACATTCGCATTTAACCACTGGAGAATGGTGTTGCCGCCCCAAAGTGAGCCCTTTATGTTGCCGTCAGGCTGGTATACGGCGCTGCCGACTGTTACGTTGGCCATGGTTTGGATGCCGCCCCAAACAGTCAATTTTGCACTGTTGGTTGCATTACCATCGCCCTCAATGGTCATAAGTGCATTCTTGATGGTGCCATCAGAGCCAAGCACCGAAAAATCAAGAACGTTTTTCCTAGTTGCATTGCCAAAGCAGTTAAGCAAAATCCCCATATCAACGGAGCCGGTAACGTATCCGACTGCAAACTGCATGAAGTGGTTGCCAGCGCCCTCGACCATGAAGCGGCCAAATTTCGTGGTGGCGTTGTTGTATGGTCTGGCTATGATGTTATTTGATCCGGCTGTAGAGTACAATTGGCAGTCGTAAGTGTTGACCGAAGTTGATCCGCCAGTGTGGAATCGAATCGCTGCGCCGCCAGCTGATCCAATTGTATTACCAACGTCAACGCCGCTCTGGGCCGCAAAACTGTTCAGGACGTTCAAGGATGACACGTCGCCGCCAGCGGTGGTCAACTCCTGAATCCACCCGCTGTCTTTGCTTGGGTTTCCGTCAACGACGACTCGGTGATACATCTTAGATGCGCCGTGACCAACAAAGATCATCTGCACGTATGAGCCAGGAGCAGCAGAGCCTGTCAACGGAACACCCAAATCATTCCTGTTGGTGGTAACCAAGAGCGTGCCATAGCCATGCGGCGTGAAGGTGGAGGCCTCTGCCTGCCATACACCCGGAGTCGTTGGTACGTCGGCGCCAACAAGAACACGTGCCGGTGACATGCGCGCGGCGAAGTTGCTGGTTGGGTCGGCGCGCGTCCTTGCCACGTTCCAAGTGAATGCGCAGCTGGCAATTTTCTGAGAGAATTCAGAAGTCTGCTGTGTTGGTACCCACGTTTGCGCGTATGACATCGTTAACGAGCCGCCGAACAAGTCCCAGCGGCTTGGAGTCTCAGACGCAACAATATATGCTGTGTCGCCAGGCTGAAGGACGATGCTGGAAGCGGTTTGGAAATCCGGTCGCATGATGCTTTCGCCAGGCGCGCTGATGAGCGTCAACGTTGTCGTTGCCGACTGGTTGATGAACCACATCGTTTGGCCTGGATAAAACGTTGAACGGCTCGGCAACACTAGCTGGCCATTCGCCGCTGGGCTTGGCTGCCAACGAATATAGTTGCCAATGTTGTCGGATGAAAGCGTGGTGTTGGTTGTTAAAGTCAGCCCTCTGGCGAAGCGCATGAAGTCTTTTTCGCCAGTGAGTCTGCCCCAAGGGCCTGGAACGGAATTAACCGACGTTCTGACGAAAACAATACCGGTGTTGGTTGTGTATCGCTGAATAACGATTTGGTTGGCGGAGCTTGCGCTGTCCCAACGTTTCGATTCCAACATACCAGCACGGCGAACCCCGTTGCCATCGGCAGGAAGGTTTTGACAACCGGATGCAACGGCGTCATTGATCACTTCCCAGGTGCCGTTCAACTTGGAGTTGAAATCAACGCTTGAGGTTATCAGTTCAGCGCCTGAGCCGTCTGGCCCGCCCGACGGCATAGGGATGTTCGCCACCAATTCTTTGGTGCTCTGAATATAGTCCCATTGGGAAGGCGTCGTCAGTGGGTCAGACACGTTTCCGTCGATCAGGGAGCGGTAAGGGTAAAAGAACCCATCACTGCGTTGGCGGATTACAATGGCATTCTTTGGATAGCCATTAGGCATTGTTGAGAACCATTCACAAAATCCCTGGCGCTGCCAAGTCTGTTGGTTCAGCGTCAAAGCGTAAAACAGCCAGTTTTGAACGCTTCGTTCAACAGGTTTTGCTTTTGGGTCACCGGAGTTGAGATCAATCTCATAGTCAGGAGTGTAGCCCTGAGTCAAGTTGACCTTGCCATTTGGATCTGTCGTTGGAACGGCACTTTTGTCACCGGCAGCGGCAAATGGCTGATTGATTAAAATTGATGGCATGTTATGACTCCTGTACCACTTTGTATTTGATCCCGCTACAAGTCGGCATTATACCGTATTGGGCGCTGTTTAACAATTCAATAAACTGACCACTAATCTTCATCGCCGCGCCAATTCTGTATTCCATATAATATGGAGTCGTTATCGCATTGACCGTCGCCGATGGCACGATGGTTGAATCAGCCAGGTAGAAATATTTCTTAGTGCTATAGTCCCAATCCTGCCCGTCGTTGAATATATATCTCAACATACGGTTTATCCATGATACTTGCCCATTCGATATTAACGCGGCATATCGCAGCATCAAAACCCAACGAGTTTCCTCGATGGTCAAAAGGGTGGTTGAGCCACCGCCAACGAAGTTGCCGCCAATTAAGTTTGGATTGCTTACGGTAGTCGTTCCATTAATTGGCAGTACGATGTTGTATGGATCAGTCTGTGCTGGAACCTCATACCCTTCATATTGCGAGTCTCCGCTGTATACGAAGTTTTCGCGCTTGCTGCCGTATGCCCAGGCATTTACGTTTGTATAGAAGCCGAAAAGAGAAGATGGAACGCCGAGGATGATGCACCAAACAACAAGCCCGAATGGCTTGGCCGTCCTCAAGTCGAAAACGTCGCTTTTCCAATCCTCCCAAAACTGCTCGTGGTTTATCCTGTACCAATCCGCCTTTTGGTTTATCAAGCTTGTGATGTTTGGAGCCTTGTTCTGCATCCACTTCAGAACTTGATTTATGTCGGTGTTATATTTTTGCATAAATCACTCCATCGTCACAATGATGAATCCAAGCTGCGTTGTGCCCTGTTGATAAGGCAGCATTGGAACTTCAAGCGAGAATTGGGAATCTGGAGGAATTGAACCGCCTTCAGCGACCGCCGCGACTTGGCACGATTTGACGTATGCGCCAGGGAATACTCTACAGACAGCGCCAGCTATTTCGAATGCTGATATTGATGCGCCAGTAACGAAGCCCTGCTCACCCGCTTGGTTCCCAGTTGCATATGCGATGATGGCGTTTTGAACTCCAACATCGCTTGCGGCAGAACTACCGCGCTGCACAGTTATTTTTATATAGATGTCAAATTTGATGGAAGTAGTAAACTTGACTTTGTATGGCAGTTTTGAGTATGGATCAATAACCGTCACGCCATCGGGCGCGTTCACCGGGTTTCCGTTTCCTGCTGCGCCGTAGTCCCATGGGCAACCGCCGCCATGCGCGGCATACAGCGCGTCAGCCATTTCCTGTATGTCTGGGTTGCCCGCTACGCATACATACATAGCGCTAGGAAGGGTGAAATCAACGCCGTTTACGACACCAGGAGCGCCGGTGTTGTTCTCAACAACCATAACCGACTGTACGTTGTTGACAGACAGCGCCTTTGCTCTGATTGCGCCAGTGCAACCAACGCCCTGATTGAAAAGTTGCAGCTCACGCTTGGCTTTCAGTTGTGGGTCGTTAAGTTGAATCCTGCCAAGCGTGACAGTCGTGGTTGAAGTGACCTCGATGCTCGCCAGCCCAATTACCTGATCAAGAATGGTAAGTTGACCAACCGGAAGCGCCACAGGGCCGAATCCAACAGATATAAGGCTGATTGACGCCTGTCTGTTGTCTTGTATTGTGAAGTTTGCGTTTACGATGAATATAGAGCCGTCAGGGGTTGAAACCCTCGTGCCGAATGGAATAACACGTTTTGGGTCGCCTTTTGCAATAACGCCAAGTCCAACAGTTGACTTGTTTTCGCCGCGCGAAATATCCATCAATGCGCAGATGCCGTCCAGGAAAGTGCCCATGGAGTAGTTCGGGTTGATCTGGTTGGCAAGCTCTGCATCGTTCTTCATCACCGATGCGCGTGCAACAGCCTCGCTTTGGATAAGCGTGCCCTGCGGCGTGCTGGCGTCAACATCAAGGTCTTGTCCAAGAGCGTCCTTCCATTCATTCTGAACATCAGTCAAAATATCTTGGGTGTCTGCGCTTACAATTCCTGTATCGATGATATAGTTGTAATTTGCGGTCATTCGGTCATGCCCCCTGCTGTCCGGCCAGAACCATTATTCTGTTGCTCATGACCGTGAGTTGTTACGTTGATGCCGCCCACAGTTGCGTTTGCAGGAAGCGTGCAAGATGTTCCATCGGCAGCGGTGAATCCGCCATTGACCGTGGTTTGTTGCTGAACAGTCATTTTACCTTCAACCATTACATCTTTGGTGAACGTTGCGATTGGCGTGTCAACGATGACAGCGCCAGTTGTTATCTTCACTCTGGATGCGTTCAGAGATATTCTGCTTGCGCCGTCAGTTGACTGCAGTACTACACAACCGTCGTCTTCTCCATTCAAAGAGTATTTTCTGAATACGTCAGGAATCCAAAGCCCATCGCTGAATTGCTTTATCCTTCCAGTGTTAGGTTTTGTCTCCTGAAGACTCTGCTTGAATAGCGACAAGTCACGGTCTGCGGCAAATATCCAGCCAAGATCACCTGGCTGGATTGGGAAGTGGAGCATGAAGCCGCCGCCACCTAATGCCAGCACCGGGATTTCTACCAGTGGCTGTCTTGAGATTGACGTTCCATCAACGGCAACAAACTGAATGAGTGGCGTGACAGTCGCCAGATTCTCTTTCGCGTCGTAACTTGAGATAGAGGCCGGAATCATGCCATCCGTGCTCATCGACTGCTGTCTGTTCATGAATTGCAGAGCAGACCAAAGAGTGGTTTTATCACCTTGGTTGGCGGACGTCAATTGATTAGGCTGGGTGTTCGCCATTATAATATCCTTAGTGATTAATATCATCAGATATTATAATAGCGATTGTGTGATAAGTAAACGCGTGTTATTTGTGTTTTGCTTCAGCCACCGCATCTTCATGCGCTTGTGCCTGGTTAACGCCCTTGGCCATTAATATATCAAGAAGGCCAAATGCATCCTGCAATGAGTAGTATTCCTCCAGTTCCCTCATCGTGGCAACTTCTGCAGTCACCAGCTGGGCTATCAGGCCATTGACATTCTCACTCTTTATAATTTCCGACGATGACATGAATCGTCTTGGAACTTTAACGGCCCGCCAAGATTCCATGAAGTCGAAGTTGAAAGAGCACACTACAGACTGAATCCCGTTTAGGACTAGGCGCGGCGCAATGCCTGCAATTTTATCCTTGATGTACTTATCGATGTTGTAGGCGTCGTTCAGCGGCCGCCAACTTTTACCAACAAGGATTTCCGTATGTGCCAATATCTCCATCGGCGTCTTGATTGCTGAGTTGTCGAATATATCGATGCCATCAACGGCAGAATATTGTTTTACGCGGTACTTTTCGCCGAACGCCTCGAACTCTTTTGTTTTTCTGCTCATTTCTACCCCTGCGCCGCTGGTGAGGCTTCTGCTTTTACATAGAACTTGTCGCCGCGACTTTCAATCTCATATGTAAGCGCCATGATGACGAAGTTGGTGTCATTCAAGCTTGGGTTGATTATCGATTTCAAGCTGACGCCAGTCGCAAGCTTCACGTTTGGATCAAACAGAACGGTGAATTCAACGCCCCACTCAGTCCATTCAGGAGGGCCATTGATGAACTCAGTCAAATTGGTTATCTGCCCCTGATTGAGGATTTTATTCTTATCCTTAACAATCAGAAAGTCATCATCGATATATGCCGCGACCGAATCCCTGTACAGGTTTTGAATATCCCAAAGCAGAGCGGCGTTGGTGAATGCTGTCCGTCCAGCGTTGACGATTATAGTGTCGTTGATGCTGGTATCGCAGATGAAGTTGTCGCCGAATCCCATCTGCTGAGCAGCCCAAGTCACGTATCCCTTGAAGGATATTCTTGCTGGCGCAGGCGTAGTCACAAATCTCGTTTTATCAATTTGCCTTGTGTAGCAGTTGATGCGCGTGATCATGTTTGGAGGGCCGGATACCGGCTCTGTTGTCACGACCTGCCCCTTGAATATTACGGAAAGCGACTCCTTGCCATTTTCCTCATATCCAACCTCTATTTTCATGTTAATATATGCGGCGTCAATTTGCCCTGTATCAACAAGCCTTTTATTGAATGCCGTGAAGTTGCTCAAAAGATATTCACGATCTTTTTGAGTGAGGCCACCGACGTCGATGGTCGCCCTGTTTTGGATATTCAGAGCGACCTTCTTGACGTTTATGTTCAACATAAGTTCTTCATTGAGAACCAAAGGGCCGTTTGGCATATCAAACGTTACCCTAACAAGTGATCGTCTTAATGTCATTAGTATTTCACCGCTGAGGCAGAGCCGTTAATTATATCTGACAAGTCAGAGCTATACAACTGCCTTTGCACTTCGCGCCCTGTATCTTCTGGACTTTGTGCGCCATTGATTTCGATGAATATGGCCTTTTCTTGCAAGGTGATGTCCCTGCCGCCCATTCGGCCTGTGTCTTCTATCTGACGGCCATAGCGCTTCATCGCGTCAAACTGCATCAGTGATGCGCGGAGGCGCTGTTGCGCTTCTGCCTGTTGGCGCGGAAGGATGCCTGGCGCATTAACGGCCAGTTGGTTCCTCTGGATGTCACGCATGAGATTGGTCTCAAGCTTGGCGCGCGTGAAGTGAATATCGCCCTGGGATACTCCACCAGTGTTCAACTGTGCCGTAGGAACCCCAAGCGCTTTTGCGATTGCGTCGCGCACCTGGAATTCCTGAGTTTTCGCCCTTGACTCACCCGCCACAGGGGCATAGTGGCCGCCGAGTGCTGCCGTTCTTGAGTAGTCGGCATCGCCAAGTGATGCGACTGGAAGCTGCGGAGCGCCAACCGGTCTTTCAGCGTTGGCACCGCCATAATTGACGTTGGCGTTTAATACCTTGTCAGCATACGCCAACGTGCGCGGCCCCCAACCAGATTTCTTGTAGCCGCCGTGATACATAGTCAGCGATTCACGAATGTCGCCGCCTGTATAGTTCATATATTCACGCATCAGCTGAGCCATACCATTGATGCTTTGGCGAGGGTCATATGGGTTTGATATGCCCAAACTTTTAAAGTTACTAGGCATTATCTGGCCCAATCCAACCGCGCCTGCTTCACTTACGGCATTTGGATTGTAGCCGGATTCGACCTGGATTTGTTTGGCCAGAATATCCTCTGGAAGGTTGTATTTGGCTGCAGCCTCTTTGATGATAGAGGCGTACTGGGCCGGTGCCACGCTGGTGCCACGCACTGGTGTTCCCATGGTCGCGCCTGATCCCAGCGATGCGGTGCCTACCTGCGAGCCGATGCCGCCAGCGCGCCCAACCTCGCCAGCCCAGGCCGCAATCGCTTGGCGTTCGTCGATTACCCCGGCGAAAGCAGACACAGAGCTTGAGAACAAATTAACGTCGCGCGCGAACTTGGCCTGTAGCTCTCTGGCCTGTGCCGCTGCGTTGTCAGTGTTGCGTGCGCGCTTCTCATTATCCTCCTTGATGGCGGCACGCTGCTTCTCCAACTCTTTTGCATATCGGTCTTGGCTGCCACTGCCGACGTCCCAGAATGTATTCATGCTTGCCTGGAATTGAGCGCGCAACTCATCGAATACATCTGTAAAAAGCTTTGGCACTTTCTCAGATACGTCAACAATCCAGTCGATGAATCTGGTAAGCATAGGGACGAAGTTAGCACCGATAACGTTACTGGCGATGCGCAGGCGATCAACCATCTTGTTATAGTGCTCATTCAAATCATCCATTGAACGCGCTGCGCGGTCTTGCAACGCCTGATCTTCTTTGGTCATCTGAGTTGAGCGCTTCATCGCATCTGTTCTGTTACGAAGCGCGTCAACTTCATCATGTGTGAAACCGGCTGACTGGCCAAGTGCATACGACTGCTCTTTGGTCATAGTCTGAAACTTTTTGGATATTTCATCCAGAATAGTCATCGTGTCTTTGAGTCGGCCAGACGACGTAAATGGCATAGCGCCCATCTGGCGCAGCATCAACGTTTCACGACTCATTGGATCAGGGTTCGTGTAAGCGCTGTATGCCAGATTTGAAGTTTTTGATATGATGCCGCGAGCCTGTTCAGAGTTCAGCCTTGAACCTCCAACGGCTTGACGTTGGAATTGTTCAATTTGTCTTACGTTTAGGCCGCTGTCGAAAGAAAGTTGGCGCTGAACATCATATTCCTTTCGAAGGCTTATAATGGCCTTAACGCCGACGGCGACAATTGCCAAGGCGCTCGCCACTCCCATCAATCCGCCAGTGAGCGCGACCGCTCCAGCCGTTGCCCCGGCAAGTTCTGGTGCCAGTGGTGAGAGCGCTTTAAAGGCGTTTTTGATACCATCGCCTGCGCCCTTTAAATTCTTTGAGGATTTGTTGGCCTCTTTATTTACATTCCTGATTTTATCGTGCAGTCGTTCCAACCGATCAATTGAATCTTTCAGATCGATCTGATATTGCATTGTGAATTGTTCGGCTGAATCTGACATCACTTATTCCTTATCTTTTTCTTGCTCTTGCTTTTCCAGCAGCGGCCCAAACAGTCGAATGGTCTCTGCGATGAAAGACGCGGCAATTTCGCCGCCGACGTTCGACCAATAATCTGGACGCTCTGCGTGACGCTCTGGATCAATTCCATTTTCGATGAGAACGGCCTTGAAGACCTTTTCCACGTTCTGCCAAGTTACAAGGTGGTTATCAACCAGCGCGCTTGTTTTCAGCTTGACAGGCTCGTCGCCAATCACCACAGATGCATGCGAAAGGATGAGCATTGTGTAATTAAGGCGCTCATGCGGATCACGAGTGGCCAAAAATTCAGTATATTGCCGCTGCAAATCCCAACCTTCAAGAGCAGGGAATTTGTTGATGATGATTTCTTTATTAACGCCATTGGATGTAATTTGCATTATATACCCAGTCTGTTTTTTATGCCGTCAACCATCCCACTTACAGTGTCTGATACGGACTCTGGCGCTTGAACCCTCGTACCAAGGATTGACTGATCAGCGCTCTGCGATGGGTTGAAGCTTGCTTTAGTAGGCGGCTGGACTTGTTCCAAAGTAAGTACCAGCGATGTCTTATTGAGCTTATCAGGTGTCTGGTCAGCCTCAATACCAACCAGGCACATGCTATTAGTTATAATTGATTTTGATGTTACAGTCAAGGTGTGCGTGACGTCATTGAATACATTGATGATTGAGTTGAACAGTATATCATCAACAATGGCTGTTATTTCTATCATGGCAGGCTTTATCACCTTAGCAGGCAATATATCAGAGTCGGATGTTTTCTGAGTAGTGCCTGGGTCAGAAAGCCGTCCAACCGCGAAAGGTATCTCTGCAGTCTCAGAGTCATCAACCGGTTGAACCTTCGTGACCTGCATGGACGCCCAGATGTGCGCACCCGTCTTTTCATCAATCACCTTCAAGCCTTTTGGGCTGAATATTGACGCCAGGATTGTTTGTGCCATCAGAGCACCCCACCAAGTCTGTCTGATATGTCATTCGCGAAATCCGATATGTTCTGGCCGACGTTTTTAAGCGTGGCGATACCAGAGTCAATCACCGATGAGTCGCCCTGTTGAACACACACCGGACGGTATACGCCCTGCATCTGAATTCCGGCAAACGTCATCATTATCGGTGTTGCGGATATAGCATCTGGCGTTTGTGACTGCTCCATGCGTTGGGCTTTGAGGTTGATTATCTTTACGCCGCGACTCTGCATCACATACAGTCCATCAACGTCATTCATGATCTTTGACAGAGTTTGAAGCGCGTCCAGTGTTTGCGCTATGAATCTTACTTGCACTTGAAGTGGCGTTTTAATTCTTGCATGCGCAATCGTAGTGCCATCTTCTCTTCTGTTCTTCAGCGTTCTTGAGTTGAATTTTATTGACACGTTAGAGACGGCAACGCCAGTCAAATTGACTGGCCCGTTGTTGGATGATAACTGAAAAGATGAAGGGCTTAAAAGCGCTCCAAAAATTGTATTTGCCATTATAATATACTCAGGACGTTTTGAACCACCCCTGCTGCAATTTCAGTTCCGCTCTGTGCACCACCAAACGTTGCAAATACAAACTTGTATACGTTAGATTTCTTTCTTCCAGATGATGCTATTGAGTCTGCAACAGGGCCGCTGAATATTGTTCCATTGGTTAATACAACCTTGTCATTTCCAGGATAAGATATGATCATGGTTGTTGTGTCCTGGATTGGAAGTAATTGCAATCCGCCTTTTCTTGATTGAAGCAGAATTTTCAGATTGATGTCGTCTGCTGTATTCGGCGTGACTGCAATCGTCACTATTACTGGCGCGGCCTTATCATATGATGCTATGCCGCCGTCGTATAGCATTTCATATCCGACCGGCTCAATCGCGTCAATTGTGATGGGGTCTTCTTCATCAGCAAATGCTGTGACGTTGAAGCCCATCGGAAAAGTCTGAAGAGCGATGATTGTTGCGACCGTTCCAAAGCCGGATATGTTTAGCATCAGTTTTCCTCTTTCTCTTCAGGCTCTGATTGCGCCAGCGCTTCAGGTGAAGGTTCGAACGTTGGTTCTGATTCTTGCTCTGAAGGCTCGTTAGGGACAATGGCCTGCTCTTGCTTGAGCGCGGCGTCAACAGACGCTCTGAAGTCTGCGGCGCTTTGTTCTGGCGTCGCATTAAAAGACGGCACAGGCTCTTCAGCGGCCTGATTAGCTTCACCAACAACCATAACGCCGTTTTCAAATGAGATAACTTTCATATTAACTACTCACTTTTACAACGCCATAAGTCGTCAAGACTTTGGCCTCATATTGAAATTCATCACCGTCAATGGTGACGTCCAATGATTCAATGTTTATTACGTCTGGCTTTTTCAATATCGCCGCAGCTATTGATTGTCGCGCTGCGTCATAATCAACAACAGGGGTGAATATGGTTCCAAAGTAATCAACGCCATTATCGACGTCATAAATATCCTCTCCCTTTCTCATCAAGCCAGCATGCCTGATAGTTTGGGTGAGTGCCTTATCGTTTCTCAGAATGGATATATTCTTACCGTCCGGCAGGAATATATCGTTCAACTCATTCGTTTGGATAGTAGACGTTGACATTTCATCCTCTCAGCATAGATTCATATTCTTGCATCTCAGCAGCACTAAGATGATAAAGGTCAACATTCACGCCGAATTGCTCCCAATCTGGTTCACCATTGAAGATGAAGTTACCGAAATTAGGCGCTGTCATATACGCATAGGGTAAAAGTTTGATCCCCGCAAAGCAGCGCTGTCCATTGATTATATTGACGCCGTTCCTTGAAACGTCCGCAACCATAACCGTTAGTGCGGTATAGATGTGGATTTGCCAATATGCGCCGTCAGCATTGAATTCCAATCGCTGGTTAGGCACGCTGATAAGGGGGATCTTTTGCATTATGCCACCACTGCAGGCTGGTACTTCTTGCCATCGTTCTCGAAGCGGAAACGATAAGTCCTGGTGCGGAAGCGCCCGGCCTGCGTCACGCTAGGAACGATTGAACCTAACACCATCACGCCTGAGTTGAGGTTGATCACTGAGCCGTTAGGGTAGGTGATGACCAGATTGATTACGTCACGCGCGCCGCGCTTGCCTTTGCCGACACGGTTGGCTTCAGCCAATGCGTCAAGGTTGACGTCATCGTCGCTGGTAGGGACGATGTTAAGGCCAATCTCAATCGGGCCTGGCTTAGACCAAACAAGCAATTCGCCGTTGAGCGCGTTGCCGGTATCCGCCAAAGTGAAGTCTGGCGCATCCATCGAGTCCGCGTCATCGGCAAAAGCCGTGATGGTGATGCCGTTCGGGAAGGTATTGGATGCAGTAAGACGCGCCTGCAAGCCATAACCGGAAATGTTGATCATTGTGAATCTCCTGTGTTCTTTAGATTATAGCGTAACGCCCCGACCTATGGAAAGCCGGGGCGCGCGGCTATTAGATCAGCACATCACGACCGGTGACGCGGCGGATTGCATCTTTCTTACCGTAGATCAGCGTGTACTCTGCCACCCATTGCTCAAGGCCAGCACTGTCAGTTGTGTTGCTCAACGAAACGGTGACCCAGTAACCAATAGAGCTAACTTGGCGCCAAGCCATCTTATCACCGGTGATTTGGGTGATATATTGCTGCTTGGTGATGTTGATCGGCTTGCCTTGGGAGATAACGCCGTTATCCTGCGCGGCATTGATGACGTCCTGAATGTTGCCCAGGACAATCGCTTCACCTTCAATGTCTGCAGAAATAATCGGCTGGTTCAGGAATGCCGACATAATGCGATTAGAAATAGTGGCTTTCATCCACATCTCATTCGCATAAGTGTTCATGTCCAATGCATCAGCGGAGCCGCCGCACAAAACACCACGTTGGTAGAATGCCAACTGTTGGCCTGCAGATTGAGTCACGCCGATATAGTTGGCGCGGTTTGCATCTGCAATATCTGCTGTGGCGTCATCGCTAACGGTGATGTTGCGATTGGCGAATTGGTAGAACATGTAGTTCTGGGTGGAGTTCACACGGTTATAATTGGTGGCCGCGAGAATTTCCGCAGGTGATTGCTCGATGAAGTCGTTGGTGGCGCCCAGGATGTTAATGGCACAACCAGAGAAGCCTTTAACGAGCTGGTAAATCGCGGCAACGTTGCCAAGCGGAGTTGCGAACGTGTACATGTACATGTTGTTCTGCGCGTGGTTCCATGCCGCGATAGTCGCGATGTCAGAGTTGGAGAGTGGCGTTGATGGCGTCGTGAATGCGAACGAACCGAAGTTGTTGCTGATATTCGCAGACTTGCTAACAGCAACATCAGCGCCGTCAGCACCTTGACCGGCAACATTCACAGAGCCAGTGGTGCGCCAGCCGAGCAGAACGCCCAGATCAGGACTATTGGCTTGTTGGCAGGTGATAGTGCCAGAGCCAGTCACCGCGCCGGTGATTGTTAACTGTTGTGTAACAGCATTAAACGACACGGTGCACGACTTGAGCTGGTTGTCGGTTGACGCGCCGGTGGTGATGGCGGTTTGTACCAGTGAAGCAACCTGCGCCAGGTCGGAAGCAGTTGACAGATCGATGCCACTGATTGTTACCGGGGTGCCGCTGGACGACAACACGATGTTGCCAGAGGTGATGGCGGTGAAGTCTCCGAGTACCTTTTCAGTGGCGTCGCCGACAATCATTGGCGCAATCGCGGCATTCACCCATCGTGCAAAGCTGATCTTACCGGGGGATTCAATCGATTTGCTGATGAACGAGAAGTAAGCGCGCGCGCGCTTGTATTCCTCGGACGAAGTGCCGAAGAATGCGCCAACAGCGCCTTCGTTTTCAAACTCCATTACGATGCCTGGAGGAAGGGAACTGTTTTGGGTGATGAGTCGCAGGATGAGTTGTCGTTGTGCAACTGTAGCACCTGCACCGACACCTGAGATAATCTTGATATAGCGGGATTGGCTAATCACGGTGGCACTCCTATTTAGTCACTTTACTATTCACGTTTTGCCACATATGACCATCGTCAATCAGCGGCATGTCAAATCCTTTTTTGGCGATAGTGCTTGGAGCGTTAGGTGTCCAGCCTCCATTTTTGATGCTATCAACTATGGAGTTTTCCATTGCCATTCCTATTTGGTTGAGCATTTGGTCAACAGTTATTTTGCCAGCAAGTAACTTGGTCACCAAAGACTTTTCAATCTTTCTTCTATCTTGAACGAAATTTTTGTAGGCAAGCGTCATGAATGGCCTGGCCGGAATCACGATTATACCCCAATTTCCTTGCCATGTACCGCCATCATTTTGAATCCTTGCGTTGGCCGCGATTGATCTTCCATTCGGGTATCTATCAGATGCGAACCAGCCCGCATCGATTTTGACACCTTTGGCTTCCTTTAAAGCCTTCATGTGCTTTTTAAGCAACTCAGATTCTTCTTTCATGGCGGCCTCCAACATAGAATTATATAGTAAAGCCCGGTGCAACTCAACAGTTACATCCGGGCTTGGTTGGACACTAGACCAAATTATATCTGGCGCATGAACACTTCATTGATTCTGATACCGCCCATATTTCGCTTGATCTTTGATATGTCCAGAGTGAGTATGCAATGGGTAGCCCAATCAGGAGCCATAATAGTCGAAGCCGGAGACTGAGTGCCAGTAGGCATAGACGGAGGCCAACGGAAGTTGTGCAATTGTCCTGAAGTGCCACCGATTGGATAGTTGACATCAGTCGCTTTAACCATCTCAAGAATCTGAGGCTCATCGGGGTTGCTTGGAGTTCCCTTGACGATCAGCTTGACCCAATAAGTTTTGATGTTTACAGAGCCATCACCTGTGCCCAGGTACAAGCTTCCAGATACATAGTGCACGACTTGACCTGTGCTTCTCACAGGAATCATCCCAACCACTGCCTCAAAAGTCCCTGAGTTTGCTGGCTGAGTGACGTCAAGGTTGACGAATCCATTGTTTGTTCTTGTGAACGAAAACGTAGTGCCGCCATTGGACAGGCCATACCCCCAGCGGCTTTTCCTTACAAGTCCATTGTCGGAGTTCGCCAGAATCCATGCGTCACCTAGCCAGTTTTCAGCGCCTATTCCAAGCGTGTAGCTGTCAGTTGCAAACTGGTTGTTTATCACTGTTGGGTCTGAGTTCATCACCACAGTCGTGAATGAGTTTGCGCTATTAGGGAAATAACAGCCGCTGAATGAAACGCCTTGGGATGCGCCATCAATCCATGCCGTTGTTGAGTCGCCATAATAGGCGTTGCCCAGCTTTTGGAATTGAACGTTCTCGAACTTAACCGCTGCACGCGTGCCGAAATAGAACGGGTTTGAGGTCGCTCTTGACTCAGCACCGGTGGCACCAGCCTTGAATGAGAACAGGCCGCCGATGATATTCAATCTAACAGACGTCGTTGACTCAGGGATGTTGATGATATAATCAACAGGGCCGTATCCCTCCCACCAACAGTTCACGCAGTTAATCATGCCGCCGTTGAGCACCATCTGCTGGTGATAGCAGTAGTCGAAAGAGCAACCATAGAAGTTGGACATACCACCATAGGTGGTCACCTGATAGTTACCGGCGTTGAATACACAGGAGTAAAAGGTGATCTGCTCACCATAGTTCTTTCCGCCCGGCTCGAAGTAATAAGCCTCATTACAGTGGCCGAATGAGAAATTGTAGTACGTTTGGAAATAACTGTTTGAGCCAACGGAAAGACCTCGGCCAAATGCCTCGATGCTGCCGTTGTAGAACACGTTGCTGAGGCGCTCGTAGCCACCAGGAGCGGCAGCGGTTCGGTTGGAACGTATTGCCGTACAGAAAGAAGATTGGCCCGGCCCCAACATGTTAATATCACGCCACCAAGAGCGCGTTTGGTGATATGCGCCGCCATACGTTGCGTTTATTACGACAGTCTGGTTGTTGATGTCGGTGCCTACCGGGAATTGACGGCAATCAAGCGTTGACATTCCGCCTTCGATGATTATGTCGCCCATATTCCAAGTCATGGATGACTTGATTGTCCAGTAGCGCGGCCCGTTCAAGTCCAGGATATAGCCGCCAGTGCGTCTTGTCGTGTCGCTTGGGTCACGCGCTGACTGCGCCATGCACCAATCGTGAGCGGCTTGAATAGCTGGCGCATCATCATCCGTTCCGTTTGCTTTAGCGCCGAATTGGAACGGTGTTACACGCTTGATTACATCGCTCAAATGAGGCGTTGTTGAAGGAGGGGTGCCATAACCCTGCGGCCCTGCTCCAACAATCGTCACAGCATCCGGCTGGTTCAATCGAACGAGGGTGGATTGGTCGCCAGCGTTATTGATGATGTCTTGAGTCTGCGTCAACAACGCTTGCTGAGCAGCCAGATTCGCCGCCGTCTGGTTTTGCGCATCGATTACTGTGTTATAGTCGAAAAACTGCAAGGCGATTCGGCTGGTTGTGCCATCAGCGGTTCCGATGACCATGTCATAGGTTCCGTTCGGCGCTTGATAAGCTGCTTTACCAGTGCTGTCGGCGTTGAATGGGTTGGACAACGCCGCGCCAGCTTGATCTTTCAATCCAGTGGCCAATGTCGTTGTGCCAGACAAATACACGGTAACGGTCGCGCCTGGCACCAAGTTACCGAATTTATCTTGAGCGAAAAATGTTTTCAGTTCCATTATCGTTCCTTAAACTGGATATGCTTTGCCCTCTATCCTATCGATTTTTGGAATCGTAAGAGTGAGGGATTGGGAGTGGGTTATTACAATATCAAATGACGGCATCGCTTCCATGAGCGATTTGTCATCTGTAAAATATGGATTCGTCACCCTTGTGACTCTCAAGATTCTGAATCCAATCTTATTCATCTGCGCAATTATAGCGCGATGGGAGAGATATTTTTGTATGTAATTAACGACGTCAGACGGCGTTGGGATACTAAGATCACCGGGCACTTGAGGAATCAAGGCGGATACTTTAAAAGTTGTCTCGTAAGCCTGCTCTTCAGTGTCGTTAAATACGTTGTTCGCAGCATCCCATTGCTTTGTCCGCTGCGCAGTGCCATACGGTACGTCAAATAACTTTTGGAAATATACGGTTGATTCCGTATTGGCACCTTGAAGGGTTGGCTGCTCAAGCTGGATGACTGGAAAATTCCAGTTAGCTTTGGCTAGTGCTTCTGAGATTTTTGATCTGAAGATCACTATCAAGTCGTTGTCTTTCATATTCAGCAACTTCCTGCGGAGTAAGTTTTTTGATTAACACGCACAGGCAAGATGCCCAGCCATCTTGGACATACCAGTTTGTTTCACTTTCAATTTGGAATAGTTTGTATCCAAAAACAAACTGGTCGCCTGATTCATCGCGGCCAATATCTATGACGTCAAGTGAGGCAAAAACTTTTACATATTCCTTTTGAAAGTCAAGCCCCATATCATGATACTTGTCGCGCTTAACCGCTTGCACAGATGCCATTAGAGTTATGGCGGGTGACCTGGTTGTGACAAATCGCCCGGCCGCGTCCGTTGTCCTGCCGCCATCGCGCATATAGGCGATTGGCTGGAATCTTATGGCTCTATTCGCAACGCGAAGTAAATTGAACCCAGGTATCACCAGAACACCCCTCCAACTTTGCGGAATCCTTCGCGCTCTGGCAGGCCACCGACCGTGAACCCGCCGACCGCAACGATGCCGATAAGCGCCCAAATCTGCTGGCCGTATGGTGTCGAAGCGAGCCAGAATTGCCAGCCGTTGGTAACGGGTGGAGCCAGCTTGCTCACTGTAATTTCATCGATATGGGCGCTGGTGATGAATCCGCCCTGATCTGGTACGCCTTGGCCGCCAGCCGTTCCGCCGCCAGTCATCGCTTGCTGGTTTTGGATTGAAATGGTCATCAGGTGCGCCGCCATTAAGTTCATGGCGTATGCCAATGCGTCGCCTGTTAACGAGCGACATGGGTAGTCACGACGATCGATGAAGGATGCGCCCACGTTCCAAAAGACTCTGATTTTAGGCTCTGGATACAAAGTGGCATCAGAAAACTCAGGAAACTGCTGTCTAAACAGCGCGTCATCATATTGGGCCATGGGCGGTCACCTTAAATACGGTTTGAATCGTCGTCGGCGTTGCCGCTGACGGTTGTCGCTTTCACCTTGGTGTTCATGGTGCTCTTATTGAGCTGGCGGCGTCCGTCATCTTCCATGTCACCGGCCAGGCGCGTGATCTCTTTGTTGTTACCAGAAATGTCATAGGTAACGACTTTGAGGTGGTTGTTGTCCAGGTGCTTGCAGAACAAAGCGTGGCCTTTCAGAACTTCATAGTCAGCATCAGAGACTTTGGTGACGGTGCCTTCTGCAGTCCAAATCGGGCGGCCATCTTCAGTTTGGTGCATATCACCAAAGCCGGATTTTTCGCTTGGCAGACTTGCGCCGCCGTGAATGGTGACGCTCTTCACAGCAGTTGGAAGTCCAGCAACGTCTTGGTAGACGCGATATGAAACAGAGTGGGTCATTTTCGACAGTACATAAATCATTTCGTAGTCCTCGTAATATAAGTGGAGACTAAGCCCCTACAGCCTGCCCCATCTATGAAAAAGCCGGGCATACACCCGGCTTTTATTTTACTATATCCCAGCGGGATTAGATACCGACTACGCGAACCACAGCCCACGGACGCTTACACAGCACGCCAGCGATTGCGTTGGAATAGTCTTCGATGTACGACTTGGCACGTTTCTCAACACCCAGGGTGATGAACTTGGTCTGCACCAGCTGAGCAAACACTTCACCGCCGTCGCTGGAGCCGTCCAGTGAAGACGGGATGTCTTCAGCGTACAGGTACAGGATGTTGGTGCTAGTGTCTTTGCCCTGCAGTTCAGGGGCCGACACGATGCGCATTTTCGGATAGGTCTGCTTCAACCAGTCACGAACGCTGATACCAAAGTCAGTAGTGACCGACAGGTAGTCAACGCGGTTCATCGGCAGCGCCAGAGTCAGATCAATGGCTTCCGGGTCAATCTGATCTTGCGATTGAGTACGCAGTGTCATGATCGCCATACGGATGTCGCCGATGATCTGCTGGAAACTACCGGTTGCCCAGCCGCCAGCGACCGAAGTGGTGATGGCAGGCAGCAGGTTAGGGTCGTTCAGGAAACCGAACGTGCGGTTGGTGCCGTTGACGTTCCAGCCGTAGAAGCCCACCGCGTTGCGGAAGATTTCGAGCGAGACGCTGGCCTGCTGGCGCTTGGTCTCTGCGGAGTTCAAACGCATCGCTGCTGCGCGTGCTTCTTCCAGCAGTGCAACCTGCATGCCCTGTTCGCCACGGACGATGGTGCGACGCTCAAAATTGGTGTTCCAGCTGGTGAACGGAATATTGGTGTAGTCACCATATTCTGTCGCAACGCCAGAAGGTTCAACGATGCCTTGGACGATTTCTTCATCTTCCCAGGAGCCGACAGTTTTGATGCCGATCAGATCATCGATTTTACGCGCAGAGGTCAGAACCTTGACGAAGCCAGGCAGCCAGGTCTGCAGGAACTGAATCGGCGTCGCCATCGACGGCGTGGTGACCGGAGCAGTAAAGTTGGCATCCATCGCCATGCCGGTGCGGATTGCGCCTTTGCCTACCAAGTATTTGATCTGATCTTGAACGATGGAGTGATCAAATACAATACCGAGGCGGGCCAACTGCGCGACTGCGGCATTGGACACGTCTTTCATGTCCAGCGCTTTCGCCATCTGCCGTGCAGACAGCGTGGAGTGCGTTTGGCTGAGCTTGTTGTATGACATTTCGCTTTCCTTATTGAGTCAGCTGGACGATTGCAAAGACGCTTGCAGGATTGGCAGCTTCTGACTGCGGCAATGCATGCGCTTCTTGGATTCGGGCGTTTGGAATGGTGACGAACACATCACCGTCCAGAGTTGTGCCCTGCGGAACGGCCACCAAGCCACCGGCAGGAACGCCAGCGGCATTCAGCGTTGCCAGCTTGGTCGCGTCGGCGTCAACGCGGACGTATGCCACGCCATCACCAAAGTTGACCGTTTGGGCAGCGGTGGTGTCTGGGTTAAACAGCTGGACGATCAGGCCGGTTACCATATCGAAGAATTCGCCTTCAGCGCCCAGAGGCAGAGCCATGCTTGGTGCCAAGGTGCCACCTGCTTGTGTGCCACGCAAAGAGTAGTGCTTGGTATGGCCCAGAACCCCAAAGAAGTTCTTGCCACCAACAAACACTTCATAGCCATCGATTGCGCGGGTCTGCATGGAGGCGTCGGTGCCGCCCAGCGTGCCCAAGTCATCGGCATAGCCAAATGCGCGGGTGATAACGCCACCGTCCTCAACAACGGCAGTTGCGCCGGATGCAGGGGCGATGATACGGCCTGGCTTGGCACGGCGCGGCCCATCACGGACGATGTCGCCGGGGAAGCCGGTGGTGAAATTACGTTTTACAGTTTGCTGGAACATATCATTCCCCTTTGATGTACGATTCGATTTCTGGAGCCGCAGCCGCAGAATCCATCGAGTTGCGCTTCAGAATCGAATCGGCGGCCTTACGCTGAGCCAGTTCGATGCCGTCCAGATGAGCGTTCAAAACGTCAAACGCTTTGCTATCGCCAACCTTCAATTTCAGCTTAGCAACGCCGTAATCCACGACTTTAGCTGAATCCATAGCTGCATGATCGAAGGCTCCAACAACTTTAGACAGCCGGTCGTAGAGGCGATTCTTAATAGCCACATCAGCATAGAAATGCTGTAGCGAAGAATCGCCAGCATGCGCGTGCGTGCCCGCCGACGGGCCTGGGGAGGCTTTAGGCGTTTCAGTTGTGGTTTCGTCGTCAGCGCAGACTTGAGCGCCAGGATTGCTTGATTCTTGCAGGCCTTTAATGCCTTCAACGGCGTCTTCTGCACTTGGCTCATTGGTCATTCCTTCATCAACAGTGTCGCCGCCAGGCACTGCAGATTCCAGTTCGGCCAAAAGAGCTTTGATCTGAGGGATCAACTGAGAAAGAGCATCACCTTCACCGCCTGGCGCTTCTTCAACGGTGGTAGGTGCGTCGCCCGGCTGAGGTTGCTCACCGGCTTCAACAGTTTCTGCTGATTCGGGCTTCTGATCTGGCATTTCACCGCCATCTGGCTCTTCTGCAACATCAGGGGTTTGTGCTTCGGTTGCTTCACCGGGGTTGGCCGCTTCCTGATGCTCTGGCTCTTGAGCCTCTTCATTCAGGAATTGCTGCAGCGCAGGGATGAGCGCTTTCAGCTGTTCAACGGCGTTATCCCCAACTTTTTTCTTGACTGGAATCGGCATTGATTCGTCCTCATAGGGTTTAACAGACTCAAAACTGAGATGGTCAAATACAAGACCGTCCAGCACTCTAGCACCCGGCACCCGGCCCTCACCGACTAATGCGATGTGGTTGCCGCGCAATCTGGTTTGGATAACCTCGTAAGGCTGGCCGTTCCAAATTCCAGGCTTATGTTCAAACTGGCAGCCGTAGCCAAGGCTCAAGTCACTTTTGCCTTTTTGAAGTTCCCTTTTTACGCTACGGGAGAACACTTTGATGTCTCCACGCATCCATGGCTTGTCATAGTACACGTTCGAGGTCAGAATGCCATCAACGCCTTTTTCCTCTGGCGCGGCCCCTTCTGTTTCATCGGTGCCGTGAAGCATTTCATGCTCATTGATGAAAGGCACGTTCTTGAACGAATCGATTGCCTCTGGCTCTGATACCGCAGATTCAGGACGATAGACCTTCACGATGCGGTTAGGGTCGCCCGGCAGGCCGACCTGACGTGCAGAATAATCAAAGATGCCGAATGACGACAGCGGGCATCCTCTGACCACTAAATAGCCGTTATCATCAAGTTCGCGTGCTGTATTAGGCATCATTATTATCTCGTACAGTTCAACACATTGTATTATATCTATGCGTGTATCGAAGGGCAAGCAATTGTTGGTGTGTTTTTCACTATGGCCGCGCCAAATATTCGAGGCACATGTCACTTTTACAATTTCCTTGGGATTATAAAAACGAAAAGTAAAAACATAAAGTTCTGGCTTGTGTTGAATGCCGCTGCTGTATGGGCTCCGGTTATCTATACTGGGTTACTTTATTACTAATCATAATTATATTGTATATTTAATATATAAGAGATTTATGATAGTAGTGTACTATCCTTAGTTATATATTCCTTATAGCTACCGAGATTTGAAATAAAAAGTGCAAAAGTGGAAAAGTGAGTGTTATGCGGCTGAAAATATTGAAGTTTTTACTTTTCGTTTTTATTTTACGTTTGCATTTTTCGAAAAGTAAATGCCCTTTTAACCACCATATCTGATATTAAAAGGGCGTAATTGTGTTAATGCAGTATCACAATAGTCGCGGCAATAATAAATAAGTCCACGACCATCAGCTTCCATGAGAAGTATTTGCTGCATTTATAACACTTAATACCATCGATCAGGTCGGCGGCAATACCGTGATGTTTTACTGCTGCTGCTCGGCTCATAGTCTGGTATCCTTTACTTTCTGCAATAGTTTGAGAAGTTTGGACAGCAATACAACAACTTCATCGCTATCCTCCGCTTTGCCTTCGTTCTTGCGCTGCTGAGCATACGCAATCGCGACTGCTTGTTTTGGCTTCTTGCCAGCTGCGATTTCACGCTCAACGTTTTCTTCGCGAGCTTTATTTGATTTGCCGGTAGATAAAGGCATTTCATCACCTTATAATTGGTCTGCGTCTACACCTGCAGTTAATAGCCCAGCCCGGTGGCCCCTGATCCGCTTTCGGGCCTTCCCATAGCCTTGGATCATTGAGCTTATATATTTGGCCGTTTCTGTCTAGGTGTGTTTGTCGTGGAACCTTTCCCGCCGATGAGTGCATCCACTCAAATTCCTCGACACCGTTCTCTTCCATCCTCTGATCGCTCAAAGAACAGTAAAGCTTGCTTGTCTGATCCCTTGCAATTAATTTAACCCGTTCCTTGGTTTTTATGCCGACTTCAGAAAGCGCCTTGACTATCGATTCTTGCCCCTGCTGAGCCGGGTCTGGAGACGTCAAAGACAACATGACCGCCTCGTGCATCTTTTCATGCGCCTCATCACTTAGCCCTGTGATCAGAGTGTAGTTGAAGTCCTTACTGGCCTCTATCGTGTTATAGACGTTTTTATTGTAGGCCGCAACCGGTGATTTAAGTCCAGCCACCTTGAGGCTGTAGAGGGTCGCGGCTGTGGCCTGGACTTCTGTTTTGTTCACGAATTTTTTCGATGTTTCCTTCGCGAATCCTTTAAACACATTAGTCCATTTACTTTGAAGTCGTTTGAACAGCTTATTGAATATGCTATTCACGGATGCATCTTCTGCATAGAACTCTTTGACGTCTTTATTTTTGAATGCCTTTTCTATTTCTGATTTGTATTCAGAAATCATGGCGTCAAATATCGATTCCATCTGCTGTCTGTACCAACTTTCAATTGACGCAGATGGAACGATTGCTGCGCCAACCCCTATTGGCGCATCAGGTTTACGTTCTCGCTTCTTGGATGCTTTAAATGGCATTATCTTCATCCTTTGGCGAAATCGGATTTGCAGAGTGAGTTCCTTGCGCTGGCAAGTTCATATCCCATTCTTTAAGCCAGCGTTTGAACTGATCCATCGGCATACCGGTTATGCCGTCATAGCCAGTCCAACCATCGTTGAATGCAGACTTGTACGCCTCTTTGGCTTCCATCGCGTTGGTGTAGCCAAACATAACTTTGTGCTCATCAAAGTCATTTGAGTTAACATCTTTCTGGTTGACGACATAAACCTTCTGCGATGACGGGTCTGGGCCAACGAAGCAATCAACCTCGTCGCCGTCTGCGCCGACAGTCCCTTTGATATAGCCATAGTGCATAGGCATCTTAACAGACCATTCGCCATCAACGGATTGGCCTTTCCTGATGCTACCCTTTGGATTTTCAATAACGATATTCATGCCGCTGATTTTCATCTTAGGCAGGGCGTCAGCGCTCATGGATGGCATAATATCTTTCATGCCTGCGACAGACGCGCCAACTGACGGCCTTACGCTTGGCCCTACGCTGCGCATCGGCTCATGTCGGTCAAACTGTACATCGCCGCCCTCTGGACGAACGACGTCAACCGCCTGATCTAGCTTGGCGTGCAACTCACGCAGTAAAGAGGACACTTGCTTCAAATCAAGCGGGGCGTCTCGTGCGTCGCTTTCACGCGGCATTGTTGGATCAGTGTCCGGTAGGGCCTGCGACGCGCCGGTGTTGACGTCTGGCTGTTCGGCCTTGGCTTCTGCGACCTCAGTCTTACCAATCGCGGCAACGCCTTTCGCCATTTCTGCACCAGCCTCTTGGAATTGAGCGATGTTTTCAGGGCTGAATCCAGGAGTCTTATCAGCTTCACCGTCCGTGAGGTTGTAGCCGCTGTATTTGTCAGATTTCAAGCGGTTGCGCTCTTCATCCGGTGAGATAACACCTGCGGTGATCAGCTGTACGCCGGTCTGGGCTTTCTTATCGTTCATCTCAGCACGCGCCTGAGTCGTAATTGAGTCAACAGGCTCCCAGACGATATTGATGCCAATGTCAATCCCTTCAGAGCGCATCAGCAGCAAATAGTGACGGTTGAGGAACGGAGTCATCATGTTGGCCTGAATAGATTCAAGTTCCTCATGGTAGGAAATCGTCTCAAATTCACCGGTAGCGTTGAAGCCTTTTGGAGAAGTCCCAAGCAGCTTGGTCGCCGGAGTTTTGGCGATTGATGCCACCAACTGGTACTGGTTCATGATCACGGAGTCGAAATCTGCAAGGCTGGTATCGAACTGATCAAGCGTCTCTTCCATGCCAAGAACTTTCACCGCGTGGTTATCACGGAACTTAACCCACAGGCGGATACGGTCTAAGAATTTATCCTCATTCAAGACCGCCTTTTCAAGGTCAACGTGAATCGCCGTTGTGCGTTTGTTCATCGCCAGCAGTGGAGCCTCATTGGCGGTGCGCTCTGCGGCATAAACGCGCTCATAGATTCGCTGGACAAGAGGTATGCCGCCGAAATAATAAGTCGGCTTGAGGATGTCAGCAGGCTGAGCCGTGCGGCTTATGATCAGGTGACTGCGGTGATATTTCAAGCCGTTGATCATCCAGAACTCTGGATCATAGAAGTGGATTGACGCAGGGTTGGCCATGCACTCAGAGGTCAGCATGGGCGTCATCCAGTACGGGTCAATCTGGGAAATCCCTCGATATGAATCTCTTGTTACGCCATCGATGTTGAACGGCTTCTCATAATACATCGGGTCGTCGGAGTCAACGACGTAGATGAGAACGCGGATACCAAAGATGTTGGTGAATCGAAACATCTCAGTCATGTGCTTGTGCACGCCGAACTCGATGTCCAGGTCGTCAATCTTTGACTTTAATTCGAGCGTCAGTTCATCGCCGCCGTCAGCCTTGAGCGTCCATCCGTTTCGCACGGCGTCTTCACCAGCCAGAGTACAGGCTTTGTCCACAAGCCAGTGCTGCGCGATAAGGGCGCATGCTTGATAGCCGATGAAGCCCTGACTCATGTACCAACCTTGGATTGAATCCGGCACCGAGTATTCTGACGGACGAAGCTTGGCCGGTGACATTGGAGTCGGGCACATGCCGTCATCAGCGGCCTTTTTGATGTCCAAAACTTTCCCGTCCATCGCGTACTGGCTTGATTCACCCGGAATATACATAGGGAATGAGCTTACGTCGCGCAGCTGTATCTCGGATGCCGCAGCTTCAGCGAATCCCTTTGCGCTGTAAGTTCGTGCCATCACGTCCAACGGGTCTGCCTTTGAACGCGACTCTTGCATCAACTTTTCAACATCTTCTTTTGGTTTTTCCGTTGCTTTACGCCGTAAAAAGCGATTAAATAGTTTCATAAAGTGCGTCGCCGTTGGGTTTCTGTGGACATAATTGCCTATTATACCCGCGCGATGGCATTTGAACAACACAGCGTTCAGTGTAGCAGTTCAGACTTTTGGTGTATAACGCTTTACGGCTTGGTTTTCTGAGTTATAATTGATATATAAATTGATTGGAGGTTTTATGATAGTAGGATACGTGATTATGTTGGTGCTTTGCACTTCAAACGGTCAACTCTGCCATGCAGAAGTCTACAAGCAAGATGACAACACCATCTATGCCTCTGAGACTGAGTGCCTGCAGCAAGTTCGTTACTATAACGAATACTTCCATCCAGTAGGCGACCTGGGCTGCGGCGAAGTACGGAACTAAACAAACTAACCACTAGGTGGATTATGAACGCTAACGAACTCATCCCATTCAAAGAACAGCCAGATCACCTGCAGGTCGTGCAATACTCAGGCGAGGGATTCACACGCTTGTACTTCTACAATAGCAAGCCTATGGATTTCGCGATGTTCATCACTCGTAAGATAGCCGCGCGAAAGGCTTTTGAGCTGGAATATCTAACCAATTTTGAGTCTGGAGAGATTGACCGTGAAGAGCGAGCAACGCGTGAGTTCCCAAGCAGCGCCGACCTGGTTGAATTCATCAACTTCAAACTTACAATGTTAATTAAGGATGGTTTCTAATGCATATCAAAAACGATCACTGGACTGCCGATCAATACATCGCGCTGGTTTCCAACCTCTTCCCAGGCGTGACTCTGGAAAAGCTCATTAGCGTCACCGGCGCGTCTGAACATGAAGTTCTCGGCCGTCTCATGCGGCTTGGCCTGGCGCGCCCGACTCGAAACGCTCCATTGGCGGCAGGTTCGAGCGGCTGGAATTGGCTCAACAAATCCCGCAAGGGGCGCTTCCTCGTCCTTGACGACAACGGTGATGTCATCGTTGACCTTTTCCCAATCATCAAATCTTACGGCTGGAAAGAGGTCGGCATAAACACCGTTGTCAACGGGTTGTATCGCCGCGACCAATACGCTTGCCAGATATTGCAAAAATAATGAAAGTTTTTTGGATATACCGCTTGACGCATCATCAAAGATGAGTTAATATTTACTCATACCAACCTGATCGAGGATTTAAAGATGCAACAGTCAAAAATTTTCTACATCTCTTCTGGCGCGAAAAACGCAATGTATACCCTTCGCACTGTCGTTCGTGGCGGAAACTCGTTTGAAGTGGACAATTACATCTGTAATCTGGCTAACGATCCAGAACGCGCAGAAGAGAAAGCAGAAGCGTATTTTGAAGCTTTCGTTGCACGTGTCGGTCAAAGTTCATCCATTAAATTTATCTATCAAGGCTATGCCGATTTCCAACTGTATGAGCGTCGTGGCGGCTTGTCCGTTCGCGATACCGAGTACATGGAACAAGTTGATAATGGCATCATGCCATTCGGAAAGCACAAAGGCAAAGTAATCGCCGACCTTCCTATGTATACCATCCTTTGGTGGGCCGATCAGGCCAACGATGATGGCGCGATGAGTAATGCCGTATTCCAAGCCGTCTGCGGTCGCTGCCTTGGCGTCGCTCTGGAGAAAGGCTACATCGAACAACGCAAGATTGATCGTGCAGAGCGTGACGCAGCGATTGAAGCCGCCAAAGCTGCATCCCAATACATGGGCGAAGTTAAGAAGCGCATGGACTTTGAAGGCGTTATTGAAGCGTCAATCGACCTCGGTGCCAAACAAGTCGCCTGGAATACCTACGTTGAGAATTATATCACCAAAATTTTGGTAGGCGACAATGTCGTGATCTATTTCGGTAAGTTCCTTGGCGAGAAAGGCGACGCTATCAAAATGAAAGCCACCGTGAAAGAACACAACGAGCGCGACGGCGTGAAGCAAACTATCGTCAATCGCCCTGCAGTGTACTAATTATTCCAAATATATTGCCGCGCCTGCATGGGCGGCTTATAATTTCTATCAGTTAACCCAACCTATTTGAGGAATTAAAATGGAACGTGAAAACGCCGACCTGGAACGCATCAAAGCCAAAATCGCTAAGCTGCTGAATCTTGCAGAGCGCGCTTCAAACGAGCACGAAGCTGCAAACGCAATGGCCAAAGCCCGCGCCATGATGGACAAGTTCCAACTCACCCAGCTGGACGCGCTTGACGTCGGCGGCAACACAATCCAATTCACCAAAGTTGTCGCCACGCGCCACTTCGCGGCCATGCCAGAGTACATGGCATTCCTCGCAACCGCAGTTGCCAAGTTCAACGATGTCCAAGCCCAGTACGATTACGGCTTTGTCAACTTTAAGAAGAAAGAAGGCGATGCCAAGAAGTTTGGCAAAGCAATCGAATTCCGTGGCATGGCAGATGACGTCAACATCGCCGTTGATATGTATGCCAGACTTCTGGGTGCCATCAACAACCTCTGCACCATGTTCTTAGCGCGCGAAGGATACGATGGCAAATACCCGGTAAAAATCGGCACGCGCTTCAAATTAGGCGCTGTTATGACTCTTTGCGACCGCTTCAACGAGTTGCAGCGTGAGCGCGACGCCTTAAAAACATCGAACGGCACCGGGTTGGTAGTCGTTAAGGGCGCGGCTGTGGCGGAATACTTCGGTGAAGTGTCCTATAAAGAGAAAGCGCCGTCAGCAACCAAGCGCATGGACGGCGAATCGTCCAACGCCTACCACCAAGGGCGTCGCGACGGTAACAAAGTAGAAATTCAACGTCACATCAATCAATAAGAGGAATTTGAAATGGCAACTCCAAAGAAAACCGCTCCAACCGGTCGCGCTGCTGATGTTTGCACTACTGCAATTCAACGCGCTCCAATTGCGTACTCGGATGAACCATCCGATGTTATTGAGCGTCGAATCGACCTCACGACAATCCACTGCAATCAACTGGCCAACAAGGAAATGTTGGATCAAGTTCGAAACATGGCAAACGACATCTTGCAGTCTCTTGATTCGCAACGCGTGCCATATTATGGCAGCGACACCTGTGAACAGGACAAGTCCGGCATCATTTATGACCTGGACGAAGTCACGCGCGAAACCTGCCACGCATTGGGTGATGTAAAAATCATCCTTGAATTGATCAGAAATCGAATTTCCGGTTGACTTCCAGGTCTGGTGGAGTTATTATTTAATTCCACCTAACCTTTAATAGGATTTTTCATGAAACGTCTGGTTGCTTTTAAGTCATCTGTCCGCCCAACTTCAGCTGTTCTTCTAGACGGCCATTGGACTGTCGATTTGGAAGTCGTTAAGCGCTTCCAGAAAGCCGGTATCAAAGTTGAGATTTTGGGCGAATGGACGATTGGAGCAAACGGCAAGCGTATGCTTATGGAGTTCAAAATGTAACGTTTAATGCGGTACTCAAAAAGGCCCGGTTTTCACCGGGCTTTCTCGTTTATAGGTCAAAGAAGCCAGCAGCGCGGCGTTTAGGCTGGATTGCCGCCATGATCAATGCGTCAGCGCCGTTTGGAGATTTAATCCCACGCTTCAGCATGTCCTTCTTGGCTTCAACTTTGAACTTGCCGGTCATATCCACATCTTTCCTTGGCGCGGATAGTTCCATCATGAACTTGTCCAATTCCTTTTCCGTGAAGCTGCTGGTGTCTATTGAGATCAACTCATCAATCGGGTGATCGATACCCTGGGTGACGTACTCATAAGTTTTACGGAACCGCGTGGCAACTTCATCCCACTTCTGCGCCTTGATGTTACTGAAGTGATCTTTGTTCAGGATTTTGGTATGCGGCAACTCCATGTAAACCTTGTCCGGGTTGTCCACCTTGCCGCCGGCGTTGAATGGATCATATTTCAGGTTGTAGTTGCGCGCCTCGTTCAACTCTTTCAGTTTCGAGCCCACGTGTGCACCAACACCTATGGAGTCATAGGTGATCGTCGCCCCAAACGTCAACGCTTCGTTATAAACCTTGGTGGACGACTTGAGCAATTCATCTTCCAGCCCTTCCCACTCGGTGATGCCCAGTACGACGTTGCCGTGCATCTTACACATGGCGTTTACGTCGTCACCATCATCCGCTACGTCAAAGCCGATGCGTTTTGTACCGGTCGGCTCCCAGCCGCGCGTTGGGTGTTTGTGGGCGTTGAGCGCGGCCTTAACATACAGCATGGAAATGACCGATTTATCGTTACCCGTCTTAGGCACGCCGCCATATATGTGCTCTGCCTTTTGCGGGTCAGTCTCATACATGGCCTTGATGATCTTCAACATCGTTTCAGAAAGGAATGGGTTTTCATTCCAGTTGATATGGCGCACTATCGTATCCGGTGGAGGGTTGCGCACGAAGTGTCGATATGCAAAGTCCATTTCCTCATCCGGGTTGAAGATCACCCAGATTTGAGAGTGCTCTTTACGAATTGTCGGCTCAATCGTGTCCCATTGCTCTTCAGTCAGATAGTGGGCCTCTTCAAGCCACAGAACATCAACACCTTCAGTCGATTTGATTTCTGACAGGTTTCGCGCGATACCATAGAACAAGAACTCAGAGCCTGTTCTCTTATGGTAGATGGACTTGTTCGTCATATGAAAATCGTTTTTATATTCTGAGTTTTCAATCTTGTCTTTGATCAGAGTATAAACCGACTCACTGATTCGGTTTTGGAACTGACGAGCGCATAAAAACTTCAATGTGTAGTTTGCAGCAAGAAAAACCGCCATCCCGGCGGCATCGTGCGATTTGGAACTGGCTCGGCCTCCTGGCAACACCTTATTACGCGCTGGCGTCATCCAGAAGTCCCTGAGTGCAGGATTTAATTTGTACATAGCACGGCCCATGAAGTGTTTCAATTAACACGATTATAGCCGTTATGCGCTCCAGTGGTAAAGTCGTGTATTATATCCACTAAGCGATTGCCTAAAATGGATGGGTGGACGATAATATATAAGCCTATTCAAATAGAGGATTTACCAATGGAAATCTTATTAAACTTTCTGATTGTATGTGTCGCCGCTGCACTTCTGATGATCATGTTAATCATCATGGTTATCACCTCCATCAAGGCCGACATGCGAAAGCTTCGCGCTGAGGCGGTTCGACTTCGTGAACGCGTTGAAGAGGGTTTCGAGACATTCGACGACTGCGGCCCGTCACCGAACTTCAAAACCGAAATAAACTGTGATTTGAGCGCGATTGATCCAGAACAAATCCGCGAATTCACAAAACAGGCGGACAAACAAAATGGCAGAATCTAAAAAGGTGATACGTCGCACAGCACGCGGCCTGCTCAAGTCCCTGACAAAGGCCCAGCGGTATGACGTCGCCAGGCTCTTTGACCCAAGGGACAATTACACCCACAGGAACCGCAACGGCATGCCGTCCAGCGTCATCACCGCAGTCAAATTCGCCGTGCAGGTCGAAATAACCCCTGCGTGTGCCATCGACCTCCAAAAGCACTTCAGAGCGTACTGGGAGGATTGCTATAAGAAGATGGACGAACAAGTACACAATAAAGTACACTAAACGGTTGCCTTATAGTGGACGTCCACTATAATTGAAACTATCGAAACGGCGAGTGGGTCGCCGAAATCTGGAGAGTCAAAATGAATGTTACTTTGTTTGAATCGCAAATCCTTGCGGCCATCTGCTTTAGCGAGATGACAGCTGCAAACGGCAAGCGTCCAAAAGACGTCAGCGAGACACAGACCTATCTGTGGGTTGACGAGCTGGGCGACGCCGTTGATAAGACCGGGGCGCAGGTGAAAGGCGTCATTTCGACACTTTCTAAGAAGGGTCTCATCGATGTCGTGGAGGAAACCGGCATGGACAGCGGCGTGCAGCTGACTGACGAAGGCTTTGCGCTGTTTTCCAAGACGCTCTGTCCAAACGCCGTCAGTTTGACTGTCGCTTTGGAAGAAATCGCCGAATATTTCAAAGATAAGCCGACGAATAACCAAAAAGCCGAGTGCAAACGGCTGCCGTTCTGTGACGAAGCCGGTTTCGCCAGCCGCGACCTGGTTGAAGCCGCCGATATGAAAGACCTTTTGGCGTATTACAACGCCAACGTACCGGCAGACAAGATGATCAAGAAGTTTGCCGACCAAAAAACGGCGGTGAAGAAGGTTTTAGCGTTGCTCGCCGCCCAATTGGCGCTCGGCGGCGATAGCGAAGCAGCCAAAAAGGACGACGCTGTGGTGAAAGCCAAGGAAAAGGGCGCGCCGGTGCACAAAACGCGAAAGACACGCGCCACTAAGGTGGAAAAGGCAAAGGCTCAAGAGCCTGATCCAGAAGAAAACGACCTTTCAGAGGAAGAATGGGAAGAAAAGATGCGCGCTCAGCTGGCCGGCACCGAACCGGACAACTCAGAACCGACAGGGCGCGCCTCAAACTTCAAATCGAACAGCGCCAGCATCGCAGCGAGCTGGGGCGATAGCAGCGTGAAGGCCGCGCGACTGACTCGCAACGGCGTTACCGTCAGCGTAAACGGCAAAACGACTGAGCACAAATCAGTCCGCGCGGCGTTTGCTGAGTATTCCCTGCCAGACTCGAAGCACATTCGCTTCCGCCTCAAGCTGAAAGAAGCGAAAACGGCTATTTTCGAGCACAATGGCATCCAATATCTCTTCAACCTTCAGTAAACACCACCCGGTTGCCAAACAGACGGCAACCGGGCCACTAAAGGAACAGAAATATGTGGCCTTTTAAGAATAAAACGGCAGCTGACACCAAGCTTCCACCACCGCTGCCTTGCAATTTCCGCTTGGCTTCCTATCGTTGGTATTCATCAGACGGCTCAGACGGCTGCGGGCAAATCTTCATGCAGACAAATCCAGGCATCGACGGTGACGACCTGAAATCCAGCGACGTCACCGACATAATCAACGTCATCAAGCGCGAAGTCGTTGTGGAAACAAACGCGCTAAGCCCAAAAATCGTAATTCTGGGCATGTCATACCTGGGCTATATGACGGAAAAGGAATTTTACTCATGAAGCGCGTGCTGATGGTTGTAATCGTGCTTTGGATTTACGCCGCCATTCAATACGCGATGTACAACAAGGCATTCGCCGCTGACGTTCCAAAGGTCGCGGCTGATCCAGTCATCGAAGGTTTCAGCACTTACGCCAAGATTCACATGCCGTATGGCAACACGCTGTACTTGTCCGGCGCATACAAGGATTGTCCAGTGGACTACCGCTATGGCATGGTGATGAACGGCGGCGGTAACATCAGCAAGTGGTTCTGTTGGCGGCTGAACAAGGAGTTCGGCACCATCGAATCAACTGATCAATACTCTCTGACGGTTGAGGAGTTCGACTGGACAGAGGCCGGGAAGAAATTCTTGAGAAAAGAGGTTCATCTGTGAAAATTAAATTCAACGAGCTTTCTCCTGCATCTTTCAAATTCAAAGATTTGAGTGCAGGAGAGACTTTCATCTATGATGGCGACGATGTTTCTGATCAAACATTCGTGTACGCCGTTCTCAACTCAATTGATTCGGTCGGCGAGCCTATCAGCGACGGCAATGCAATCTGCCTAAATGATATGCAAATCTGCTGCATTGATACTAAAGCCACAGTTATTCCTGTTGAATGCAAAATGGAATGGAGCATAAGATGAAACAAAAACAGTTAATGGTTGATCCGGCCACGGTAATGTTCATGTCTCTTAAACCAGGCGACTCGTTCATCTTCCCTACTGACCTGAAAGAAAACAACCCAGCCATTTACATGGCGATTGAAGACTTTCCAAATGTGGTAGCGGACAATTGGCAGGAGGGCTATGAAGTGCCAAACGTGGTGGCCATTGCCGACGGTGAGCATGGACGTGTTCTGGCGCAAACAGAGGTCATCCCGGTTGAAGCTGAAGTAAGTTGGCGAATGAAAATCGTCCAATAGTACACTAAAGTAGTTGGCGCGCAGGTCTGGTGGAGATATACTCTTTATCAGACCTTAACTCAGTTGGAGAAGAAAAATGCACAACGTCGAATTTATCAAGATAGAGAAACGCTACGGCGGCGAAGCTTTCCGAGCAGTAGTTTACGTTCCTGATCAGCAAGATGGCTGGTCGATCATCCACGATATTTTCGAGGCCGATAAGGTCGAAACTCTGGTGTCTCACATACTGTCTAACCGCCTCATGAAGGATTTGAAAGTCAACGGACGCATCGTAATCAACCCGTTCAAGACGGCCAAGGCGCTGTCCAAGCAAATCATCCGCGCTATGGAGATTCAATAATGTCAACTTTCAAAGTTCCTGCCGGTCTAAAGGGTCACACTCTGTCGATTGACGATAATCAATTTATCGGCGACGACCGCCGCCCGTTCAAAGACTGGCTGGCATCTACACTGGGCGCGCCGATTGAGAGAATCTGCTACGTCATCCACACCCACCAGCTTTGTGGAGAAGAAAGTCAGTTCATGCACTTCATGGAGACTTGTTCTGATTACGGCGCATTCACCGATAACGGCTATCTGAAGCCGCATCGCATCGGCGGCGTTTACGACGAAGATGACCATGATATTTCGTGGCTTACTCGTGTCGGCGACTGGCCTGTCATTTGTGAAGAAAGTGACGGCGGCTTTGCGGTCTACTTCGTGTTGGAGGATTAATTGACGCGCCAACAAAGATTGCGTCGTGAGGCCCGGTTGCAAGCCGGGCTGTTGCGCGACAAAGAAAAGCAGCTAATGGACGCTGACAAACGTCGGCGTGAACTGAATCGGAGAGCGAAAAATGGCACAACTTACATTCCATCGCACCAAGCATGATATCGACACTATCATCAAGAATACGCGCGGCAAGTTATACCGTGCGCGTTGCACTAAGGCCACCACGCGTGTTCTTATCCTGGACGGTGAAACGGTGCTGGTTGTCCACTGCACCGCCCGGCGCACCGTCGGCAGCATGCGCGTCGGCTTCCACGTCAATGGACGGCAGATGGCAGCGGCAAACGTCGCCAAGTTGATTGCAGCGCATAATGAAACGGTTGACCGGCTTAATGGCATTATCAGCGGCGTCAACCCTCACCCGGTAAAGAATAATCCAGACTGTGATGACGTTTGGTTTGGGGATGTTAAATGAAAAGTGTATTTTTGGTTATCAGACAAGAGTTGGACGACAACTATGATGACAACATAACGACTGTTGATCAGGAGGTCGTGGCGGCATTCTCGTCCCAAGAGTTGGCCGATAAATTCATTGAGTTGAAGAATGTCGTTAAGGTTGATCATGGTTATACGCGGCATGGCGATTTCTTCTATGACGTTCACGGAACTGCTTTCACCACTGTCAACAATTGCATGTTCCAGGTTGTTGGTGCACCGGCGATTTATCCTTGGTTCCATACAGACCCAGAGCCATTCTTGGTGAAGGAAATGCCTCTGGATGTTGGTGTTGCGACGGGCGATTTTTAGCTATCGACGGGCGGCTTGGGAATCAGAGGAACGGGCGCCCGAAGCAAAAGCCAGTGCCAGTGTACGTTTTGTTGGCCCAGCCGCGAATTTAGTGTCCATGCCAATCCATTTTGTGTGAAATCGCACCAGCCCTCGCCCTAACACCTACCTTAACGAAACCACTTATTTTTCAACCACTTACGCTCGTCCCTCGTCGTTCGGCCTCTAACATCCGTTAACACATCGGCGATCACCTCCCTACTACCCTACGCCCTCGCCGTTCGACCCAGCATTTTGGCTTACGCTGGCCCGATAGGACACGCCTATTAAAATGTGAGCGTCGATAGTCGATCCCCACATTCGAAAATATTTTAATTATTTTTCGATATTCGCTTTACTAAGAGCACAATCTGTCCTATAATCTTTATATCGAAACGGGAAAGACAAACGGTTCGAACCGGAGCGCCGAATAACCGGCCTCTCCGCTAACCTTCTAAGAGGATTTAAAAATGACTACTATCGCAAACTCTATCGCTTCTATCGAATTCGACCTCGCTTCTATCGCTACGGCCAAAACGTCCGAACTCGTCGCGACCTATAATATTTACGCCGAAAAAGCGGTTAAGAAATTCGCCGACCGTAAGACAGCCGAGCGCCGTGTCAAAGAGGTTCTCGAATCCGCCCTCGCCGACCTTCGCGCCCTCGAAGCCGTAGAGCCGGAAGCCCCGGAGGCCGAGCCGGTTAAGCGCTCCCTCTCCGAGTCTATCGCGGCGAGCTGGACTAACCCCGAAGTTGCGGCCAAGCGCCTCACCCGGCACGCCGTAGTCGCCCGCGTAGGGGGTAAGGCGTTAGAATTCGGCTCGCTTCGTAAGGCTTTCGCGGCGCTTAAATTGCCCGATTCTAAACACATCGCTTTCCGGCAGGTATTAAAGGCGAAAGGTAAGGCGACGTTTAATTTCGGTCGCGATTCTGTCGAATTCGAACTCGCCGAAATTAGCGAAGAAAATTTCGAATAAAAGTGTAGACTTATCGAACACTCTAACCTATAATATATTTATTGAGTCGGGCGAATAGGTCGCCCGGCCTTAACCCTAAAGGGGCGTTAAAATGCAATTCTCTAACCCTAAAACCGCCTTCGCTTATACCGCTGCCGACACTTTCCCTAACGGCGACGTTAATAAGGAAAGTCTCTCAAATTTCGTTCGTCGTTTCTTCGGTTCTAGCGACTTTACTTATTTCTCTTTCGAGGATTTTAAATCCGCGCCTAATCCGGGCGACGCCGATTTCGTCCTTTCTTACGCCTACGTAGAAAGCGCCGGAACGGAAAGGGAGGAGCGTTGCGATGCCGACGTTTACGTTTTCCGCGCGAAGGGCTTAATTATCGTAATGTGGGAGAACGGCGAAAGCGATTATTTAGCGTAATATTCCGGGCGTCGAATATCGGCGCTCTTATTAACCTTCTAAGAGGATTTAAAAATGGCCTTTACTATCGAATCGATTAAAGCGGCTAAATTCGCGGACGCCGGTTGCTACGTTACTTTAGAGAGCGCGTTAGAAACTTATATCGGCGTTAAAGTTACGCGCGAATTAAGCGAAGGGGAATTCGATGCTATTTTCGCGGAGTTTTTCGAAGACGAAGGGCGCGATACTAGCTCCGACGGCTCTTTGGAGATCGACGGCGTCGAATATAATTTCGCTATCGATTTAGGTCGTAAGTGCTTTATTATTTTTTACGAAATATACGTTAAAGACGAGAACGGCAACGATACGGACGAAGTGGATTTATTCTCCGCGAAAGGTTTCGCTATCGAAGAATTATAATAACTAACCGTAATTATTAGCTAACTAAGGTCGCCTCCGGGCGGCCTTTTTCGCGTTTACGGTTCCTAGCGTCCGAAGTCCCCGTTTTAAAAGTGTCCGTTAAGCGTCCTAGGTGTCCTATAGGGCGCTTTTATATTAGGGTATACGGTATCACAGGGTATAGGGTCGGATGGCTTAGAATGGCTCCCGTTGGTTCGGGTTTAAACGCGCTAGATGGGCCACTATTGGGTTCTCGCCGCGTGGGTTTAGGTTAGTATCGGTCGGATGGCTTTCGATGGGCCGTGTACGATTTAAGAGGCTCTACACCCGGATTTTGAGGGTTGGGGTATAATAGGATTCTAGGGCGGGTAAGGTGGTTTTAGCCGTTTAGCCGTCTAGACATTTAGAAGATTCTGAGGATATTTGGTTAGGAGGCTAATTATGTTGGGTTTTGAGAGTCCGTTGGATTTGGCTCGCTGGGCGCTAAGCGTATCGTGCTCTTTGGTTATATTCGGGATGGCGCTGTTCTGCTGCTGGGCGCTGTTGTGGTCTGCAATTAAGTTGATGGAGAAGTGATTATGGCTGGATTTGTGCAGTGGGCGCATGAATGGTATTTGATTTGTTTGGTGCTAGCATTCGTTTGCGTGCTGGTGGAGTTGTTCATCGTTGATCAAGTAAAGAAGCGCCCAAAGTCTTATTGGCGCGTTGTAATGCTGCTGAGTGGTTGGCCGCTGGTTTGTGCAGTGTTGTTCATCTTTGGTGCTGCTGGAGTGTGGGCGTACTCGTGGTTGGTGCTATTCTGATTTGTTGCTGGTGCTGTAGTGGTCGTATTCCCTCCTATACAAAGCATGCTTATTTTTTTTGGGGTGTAGCACCCGCCCTACAAAGCATGCTTATTTTTTTGATACCAATCTCACAGTGATCTGCTGGTGGACAGTCGCCTATACAAAGCATGCTTATTTTTTCGGGCGTGTCGTACTGGGTTGAGTGGTGCTGGTGGTGGGTTGGCCCGTCCTTGGGCCTGGGAGTTGGCGACCCTAGTGTTTCGTTGTGTCTAATGGTAACTCTTGGTATGCAGGCGGGTTGGGCTGTGGCATGCCGTTGTCTGCGTAGAAGTCTGCCAGGCCGCGCGTGACGCGCTGGTTGCCGGTGCCATCGACCATGGTGATGCCAGACAGGACGTTGAGCTGGGTGATGGCGTTAAGCCGCGCCTGATCTTTGACGTCGATGCCGTGCGCGATAGTCAACAGCAGGTGGATTGCCTCTTTGGGGTTCCACAACGTTTTGAAGTCGATTTCTGTCAGACGGTCTGCAAACTTGCGAATGAAGTATGGGTTTGCCTCGATGCCGTATACGCGTGAAATGGCTTGGCCGTCTTTGATGTATGCGTCGCCGAATGTCATGCGCAGGCACACCATTGGGTTTTTGCCCTTGATGCGGAATTCGATGTATTTGTCGAACAGGTGTGAGTTGTTGTTGGCGACCTGCTCCATACGCAATTCCGATGCGGACAAAATTGATTCATCATAATTATCTTCGTGGTTGTAGTCCATTTTTGATTCCGGTCGGGTAGCGTATATGCTCGCGATTATATCGCAGGTGTGTTGATAAGTCAAGAAGTTTTTATTTTGACTGTATGAGGATTAAGGTCAGAGGTGGTGGATTGGTAATTTAGGTTAAATTTTAACCGCTGGTTGAAAATGGTCGATTGCCGCTGTGTGGAACGTGGCGGGAGAGTGCGCCGCTGGTGGGTTTGCTGGATGGTGGTTGCCGCAGCTGAATTTGACTGTGGAATCTGAAAAATGAACTGTTGGTTTGTAAGCCGCTGATTTATATGGTCGCTTTAATTCTATATTGGGTTACTTATTACTTTACATAATTATTATCATAGAAAGTATATACTCTAGAAAAGTTAGTGTACGCACACTA